CACAAGACAGCGGGATCAAGGCGCTTGAGGGCTACGATCCAAATCGGCTGAAGGAAGCAGTGGCGGCGGCGCGAGCAGTCTACGCCGCCGATAGCACGCCGCGAACGGTGTCGACTGCGCTGTACTACGAATTTGCCAAGAGGGATCACTCGCTGGCTAAGGAGTTCTTCGAGGCCTGGGCGTCACGCAACTGGGGTGGCAGGATGCGGCCGATCAAGAAGGCCTCCGAGCATCTCGCTGCCTTGCATCAGGCCTCCAACGGTCGCGTCCACGAGCTGGCGCGGATTGCCGCCTGGATCGCGGCCTGGAACCTTGTGGTGGCGCGCCGCATCGGCATCAAGAATGATTTTCGGTGGCGGCCTGAAGACCCGATGCCAAAGATCAAGGGGAAGGAGAAGCAGGCCTGATGGCTCAGCGCCCGGAAGAGATCACCATCAGGAGTATTGGCACCCTGCCAGGGCGACTGCCGCTGAACGAGGGGAACGTCCTCGCGCTCATGCAGTCGATCAAGGAGGTTGGCCTGCTCCAGCCCATCGTCGTGGCGCGCAAGCGCCACGGCGTCTTTCTGGTGGCAGGGTATCACCGGCTGGAGGCGGCCAAGCGCCTCAAGCACAAGGTCGTCACCGCCCTGGTCGAGAACGAGGACAGCCCGGCGGTCGAGCGCTGGCAGCTCCTCGCCGAGATCGATGAGAACCTCATCCGCCGGGAGCTGACGGCAGCGCAGCGTGCCAGCCTGATCGGCCGCCGCAAGGCCGCCTACGAGGCGGTGCATCCTGAGACGAAGCACGGCGGCGCGAAGGGCAACGTCGGGGAGGGGCGCGGCAAGGCCCCGGCTATTAAAGGCGCAAAGTCTGCGCCTTTAATAGGGGGCTCCTTCGTAGAGGACACCGCGACCAAGACCGGCCGCTCGACGCGCGCCGTCGAAGCAGACGCCACCCGCGCCAAGCGCCTCGGCGACGATCTCGGCAAGGTGGTTGGCACCTCGCTCGACAAGGGCGCTGAGCTGGATGCGCTGTCGGCGATGCCTGCGGAAGAGCGTGCGCCGATCATCGAGCGCGCGGTCGCTGGTGAGCGGGTGAGTGCCGTCAGGGATGACCCACTGGTGGAGGCTAATCTCAAGCGCGCCTGGGAGGCGTTCCGCTCGGTCTGGCACCGGGCCCCTCCCGGCGCGAGGGCGGAGTTCGTCAGCATCAACCGCGAAGCTCTGCAAGAAATGTTCGACCACGAGCCTTGACCGCAGTCGGTCGTTCACCATTTAGGGGAAAGACCAAGGAGCACGACGATGGCCCAGAACACCTTCACCTTCACGACCCAGGTCGAGCACAAGTTCGACTTCGGCTCGCCGGTTCCTGGCGAGCTGGAGAGCGCTCATCCGACCCTGGAGATTACCTTCCGCTACACCCCAGGCCTTCCTGCCTACACCCCTCGCGGCGAGTACGCCCCCATCGACCCGCCGGAACCGGCTGAGGTTGAGCTGATCTCCGCCAAGGTGATCGACGCCGACCACCTCACCCTCGACGACAAGAAGGTGCAGGAGATCGCGGAGGAATACCTCGCCAGCGACGACGGCTACCGCGATGCGGTGGCGCATGCTGAGGCGACCGCCGTCGGGCCTGATCCCGACGCGGCCTACGAGGCGGCGCGGGACGACGCGCTCGACAAGATGGAGCGGTGGCACGACCACGACGATCTCGGCGGTGATCACTGATGGCCGCCGACATCCCGATCTACGTGCAGGACCGGGCGCAGCCCGACACGGCGGAAGCGGCTGGCAGCGCCAGTCCCTACGCCCGGCCGTGGGAGGTCGCCAACATCGTCGGCATCCCACGCCATCGCCTGATCGAGACGCGCATCGTCCGCCAGAAGGGCGAGCGGCACTGGCTCGTGGTGGCGGCATGAACGACATCACCGCCGAACGCCTGGAACAGGAGGCCCGATGGTGGGCCTTCTCAAGGCTCCCCGACGCGGGGCTTGAGCGCTTCCGCGACCACACTGCTACCCTTCTCGCCGAGCGGGACCATCCGAGCGAGCGTGAGCTGCTCGGTGTGCTCAACCGCGCCATCGAGATCAGGAGGACGCGATGATCATTGACGACTTCAAGGCAGCGAAGCTCGCCGCCGAGCTGGAGGAGGTCAACGGCATCCAGCAAGAGCTGGCCGACCTGATGTTCGACGCCGCCGCGACGGCGATGACGCAGTGCCGGGCGCAGGGTGCCAATCCTGGCATCTACTGGGCGATGCTGGCGACCACCATGGTGGGACTGCTCGCCTCCCAGGCGCGCGGGCTGAACGTCAGCCGGGCGCTGTTCCTGCGGACGGTCGAGGACATCTACGACCTGTCGGTGAAGGTCAACAAGACCGAAAGGTTCGACCACTGATGGACAACACCGCTCTCATCTTCGGCGTCTTCTTCCTCATCGGGTACTTGCTGGCCCGATGAAGCGCAAGGGACAACGCACCTACGTTCTGACGCTCGAAGAGCAATCCAACTTCGACCCGGCGCGGCTCGTCGCGAACCTCAAGCGCCGGGGCTTTCGCTTCATCACCGATAGCTGCCCGGTCAAGCTCGTCAGGCCGTTCACGATAGAGCCTAAGCTGGACGGCACCTTCGTCTACACACAATGGGAGGAGCCCACACAATGACCGACGCCTACGCATACTGGTACGCCAAGCTCGCTGGAGAGGACCCTGATCCTCCGACTGACCGCACGCAGCCGCCTGCCGGTCGCTGGCGCACGCAGGGCGGACAGCCGGTCGCCATCTGGCCCGACGCCAAGCAGCCCGGCTTGATGCAGGGCCGGATCGGCATCGGCGAGAAGCGCCGCAAGCTCTCCGAGCGCGAGCTGGCCAGCATGGGCGAGATGGGCTCGTTCGGTGTCGCGATCACGCAAGCCGTCTACGAGGATGTCGCCGTGCGCGGCGAGCCGTGGCCTGACATGGACCCGGTGCTGCACGAGCAGCTCAAGCAGGCGGCGCAGCCTGGGTCCGGCCACAACCAACCGCCGACCGATCCATACGACGTGCTCGCCGAGCAGATCGGGGCCGCCACGAAGGGCACCAACGACTACGAGGTGATCGACAGCGACGAGCAGGCGGCCAGGGCGCAGAGCCTGCGCGTGCGCCTCAATGAATTGAGCCGGGGAGCTGACGATGAGCGCGAGCGGCTCAAGCGGCCTCACCTCGATGCCGGGCAGAAGATCGACGCCCGCTGGATGCCGCTGGTGCGGCTTGCGAAGGACGCCGCCGCGTATCTGGCGACGAAGATGAGCGCCTGGGAGACGCTGAAGGTACGGCGTGGGCGGGAGGCCCAGGAGGCTCAACGGCGGCAGGAGGAAGAAGCCCAGCAACGGGACATCACCCTGCCGCCGACGGAGGCACCGCCGCCGCCCGCCGATGCACCTGGGAGGATCAGGGGCGCGTATGGCCGGGCGGCGGCGGTGACGACCGTGAAGGTGGTCGTGGTCGAGGATTGGCCCGCAGCCGCAGCCGCCCTGTCGTTCGACCCTGGCGTCCAGGCCGCCGTCCGTAAGGCGGCTCAGCGCGCCGTCGATCTCGGGCAAGAGGTCGCAGGCGTCACCTACACCGAACAGAGGAAAGTGAAATGAGCACGACCGAAGCCCAGCCGCCGAAGCTGCCCGCCCTGATGGTGGGCGGCGAGGTGCGACCCATCGTCCCGCAGTCGTTCGAAGACGCCTGGAGGATCGCGGTCGTGGTCACCAAGTCGGGCCTTGCGCCGTTCGGCCTCGACACGCCTGAGAAGGCGATGGTCGCCATCATGCACGGCATGGAGGTCGGCCTGTTGCCGATGGCCGCCCTGCAGAGCATCGCCGTGATCAACGGCAAGCCCTCGATCTACGGCGATGGCTTGCTCGCCCTAGTGCGGCGCTCCGGTCTTCTGGAGGAGATCACGGAGACGTTCGCAGGCGCGGACGATGACCTGACGGCGATCTGCGCCGTCCGGCGGAAGGGTGATCCAGAGCCTACAGTGGGCTCCTTCTCGGTCGCCCAGGCGAAGCTATCGGGCCTATGGGTGCGGCTCACCAAGCATGGGGAGAAGACCCCCTGGCAGCTCTACCCCAAGCGCATGCTGCAGATGCGGGCGCGGGCCTATGCCCTGCGGGATGGCTTCCCTGACGTGCTCAAAGGCCTCGCAGTGCGCGAGGAGATGGACGACGTGGAAAGCATGCGCGACGTGACGCCAGCCTCTCCTGAGCCTCCTGTGCCGCCCCCAGGCCCTGTCTCACCGCCGCCGGTCGCTGAGACACCCCCGCCGGTCGCCCCTGCCGACGTCACCCAGACCTGGGAGGATGACGCACCGGAGGACCCTCCCGCTGCAACAGGGAGGGTCGCCAGCGCATCAGAGGAGCCCCCTGCTGCATCAGAAGGGGTCGCCAGCGCATCAGGGACGGTGGAGGACGAGCCGTTCGACCCGGAGACAGGGGAGCTGCCGCCGGACGATGACGATGACATCCCGCCGATCCCGCCGATCCTCGACCGGCGCAAGCCGCCCGAGCCGACGCCCGAGCCAGCGGGTGACGAGGTCGACTGGCTCACCGAGCTGGACAATGCCTTCTCGGGCGCTGAGGGCTCGACCGATCTGGTCGAGGAGCAGCGCGCCCGGATGGCTCCGCGCAAGGGCAAGGTGTCGCCCGCGTCGTGGAAGAAGGCGGAGCAGATGCTGCAGTCGCATGTGCTGAGGCTGCGACCGTGAGCAAAGGCGTCTTCCGGCGGAAGGGCTACACCTTGGTCCCCGCCGGGGACACCGCTCTCGACGCCGTCGGGGCCGTGAAGGACGGCGACCTGTGCTTCGTGAGCGTGCGCGCAGCCCGGAACCCAGAGCAACACAATCTTTGGTTCGCGCTCTGCTCTTTGGTCGCCGATGCCACCGACGACACGCTGCACAATGTGCGGAAGTGGGTGCTCCACAAGTTGAACTACGTCGACATCTGGGTCGACCCGGTGACCGGCGTGGCTCACGTCGAGGCACAGTCGGTGGCATTCGAAAGCATGCCGCAGGCGGACTTCAACGCCATGTTCCAGGCATCGCTCAATGTCCTGTCCGAGCGGATGGAGACGACGCCGCAAGCCCTGCGGGACCGCTTCGAGGAGCTTCAGCGTGGCCGCGCGCCGTAAGCATCTGACCCTGAAGACCAAGCTCGCGAGCGCACTGATGGCGTTGGGCTACGTGCCCTACGCCGACTGCAAGCAGATGACGGAGGAGCAGTTCCTCAGCCTGTTCCAGTACGATCACAATGCGCTGCACGTACACGACGGGACCGATGAGTACTGGAACCTGACGCCGATGCTGATCGTCGCGCATCGTGAGAAGACCAAGCGGGACGCAGGCGTGATCGCCAAGGTGCGGAAGCTCACCAGGGCGCAGGAGGAGACGCGCCGCATCCTGCTCAAGCCAACCGGCCACAAGCGCGAGCGCAGCTCACGCTGGCCCAAGCGACCAATGAGGAGATGAGAATGACAGACCAACCGCGTGATCTCGATGCCGAGCAAGTGCTCGACGCGCTGAAGAAGACGAAGCTTCCCGACCCGCCCAAGCTGGTGGAAGACCCAGGCCTGTCGGCCGAGCAGATCGCGCACGCCAGGACGCGCAAGTTGGTGGACGAGCTGAAGACCGGCGGGCTGGCGCAGCTCACCGAACTGCGGGATGCGCTCGACGATCTGATGCGAGCGATCAATGCGAAGGCGGGGGATGTTGAGGAGGCGGTGGACGATCTGGCGCACACCGTGCAGGCTGCGGTGAGCATGGTCGCCGTGGTGCGACCGTCCATCGACGATCAGGCGAAGGCCGCCAGCGTCGGGCTGACGCCGCCGCCTGGAAAGATCATCACGTCACGCTGAAAGGAGCACGACATGGCAACGACGCAGAAGACGACCAAGGTGAGATCTTACGGCAGCTACAATTTCCGTACCAAGGACCCAGTCATTGACATTCTCAGGTCACTCGTGGACCTGGAAGTGCGGGTGCAATCATCAAGCTTCAACGGCGTCCTCAAGAAGGTCGCCGACAGTTCAGGCCTCAGCTACGGATGCCTGCTTGGCTGGTTCTACGGAGCCACCGCCAAGCCTTACTTCTGCAACGTCCAGCGAGCCGCGCATGCTCTCGGCGTCGAGTTCAGGCCGGATGCCGCCGGAACATCGAAGCGGTTCCCGAGCGGGAAGCACTGATGCGGAACCTGCACCACCTCGACCCCTATCGCCTCGACACCACGGCCACGCACGGGTCGCTGGGCGATCACTACAACGGCGCTTTCCGCATCAGGTCCCATGCTGCGCCGAACCAGACGATGGTCGTGCTCGCGTCGAGGGGCGAGGGGTGGGACCACGTCTCGGTGTCGCTCAAGCGGCGCTGCCCGTGGTGGCCAGAGATGGAGCAGATCAAGCACCTGTTCTTCGAGCCGCACGAGACGGTGATGCAGCTCCACGTCCCGGCGTCGGATCATATCAGCTACCATCCCTACGCGCTGCATCTGTGGCGACCGCTCGACGCGAAGATCCCCAGGCCGCCAGGGTGGATGGTGGGACCGAAAGCTGCTGTTGGGAAAGAACCGTCATGACCAAGATCATGGAGCCGATCGACAGCGCCTGGGGCCGATGGGCCAAGAGATCGTGGTGGTGCTGGTGGCACGGCCATGACTGGGTAGAGTTAGTCTGCCTGCGCTGCGGTCGCCACCGTTAATGCGTCGTGATCAGCCAGGATCATCCACCGCCTGCGGCATCGGCTCGATGGCTGGCACCTTCGTCGGGTCTGCCTTGCCGTCGTAGTCCTTGTCGCGGATGTTCTGGAACAGCAGCGCCTCGCTGGCGCGCCGCCGGGTGAGGCCCGCCATCACCTTGCCGCCGCTCTTGTTCCACTTCTGAAATTCCGCAGCGGCTCCCTTGAAGTCACCGGCATTGACCTTCTTGAGCAGCGTCGACTTCCGCAGGTTCCCCTCGCCGACGTTGTAGGTGAAGCTCACCAGGGCGTCGAAGTGCCAGGGCTCCAGCCGGATGGTGACGGCCTTCCGCACCGCGCGCTCGTAGGCAATCATGTCGTCCCAGAACGCCGCATCGCATTCGTACTGCTCCCACGTCTCCCCGGCCTTGAACTGCTCCCCCTGCGCATTGGTGTGGCCCCAGCCGATGGTAAGCACGCCAGCCGGGCACTTGTATGCCTTGCAGTGACAGCTCTCGAAGTGCTTGATCAGGTTCGCCCCGGCGTCGGTGAGCGTGCGGTCCTCGTTCATCAGCAGCCCCTGCATATTGGCGGCGGCCCCGGCGGGATCGGCCCCGGCGGCGGTAGCACGCGAGAGCGCCGCCGGTCATCTCCGAAAGCTGGGGACATCGGCGACCCCCATGAAGTTGAGCAGCATCAGGATCGCGATCAAGCAGCCGATGACGATGACCGCCCAGCGCAGCATGGCCTTGATCTGGCCGTCGCCCCATGGGGCGCTGGCAATGATGTACAAGATCAGCGCACAGACGACACAGAGCACCACCAAGGCGATGACGAGATAGACGAGCGAGGTGATCACTTCCGACCTCCCTTGATGAACAGCATGGATCGCTTTTCCGGCTTGTCGTTGCCGCAGTTCTTGATGTCCTGCACGAGCTGCATGATCAACTCGCTTTGCGTCTTGTTGCGCTCCTGCGCGTTCTCGGCGACCTGTCCCAACACGTAGGCGGCGAACGCGAGGAACCCCACGTTCACGAGCAGCAACGCAATGGCCAGCGGGACCGAGCGCATGGCCTCCACCGCCGTCCCCGCTACTTTCGCCGCAGCTTCGGGGATGGTCATCGCTTCCTCGCTCTCGTTGGCTTCGGTGCTTCCGGCTCAAGCGCCTTCAGGCGGCTGTCCAGTTCCTGCACGGCGTTGATCAGCGCGTAGAGCAGTGGGGTGTTGTCGAGCGTGCGGAGGTCGTCCACCTTCTCGCCGTCGATGTAGCCAGTGGTGCGCGACACGCACTCAGGGAACGACAGCTCCGCTTGCTGCGCGACGAGGCCGATGTATTCCGTACCCTCGGTAGCCGCCGTGTGATGCATCGAGGTCTTGAAGGGCGCGCCGTAGCTACGCATCTCCTCCTCATCCTCGGTCGGATCGAACTTCGTGTCGTTGCCCTTGTAGCGATACGTCACCGGCCGCAGCTCCAGAAGCTGCGCGAGGCCGCTCTTGTATTCCCCGGTCACGGTCTTGATGCGAAGGTCTGAACCGGCAGTGAACGAGCCGCCGGACGGCTTGTAGATCGTGTCGTGCGAGAATGTCGTGACGCCAGTGGATCGGTACATGTGCATGCCGCCGCCGAGATAGGCACCGGCATCGTTGTAGCGCATCAGATTGTAGTCGGAACCGGAGTTAAGCCCGTCTTCCGACTGGGTATCACCGAAGCGCAGCACCCACCGCGCAGAGTTGTTCGTATTGCCCCAGATGATGTTGTACTCACCGTTCGCCGTCTTGTTGAGGGACAACGCGGGGTAAGATTTGGTGATGGTAACGTCGCCGGTAATTGGACCGCCGCTCTTGTCGTATTTGGGATCGACGTACTGCTTGGTGGCGATACCGAGCGCAGCAGTCGGATTGGCGAACACCGTTAGGAGGCCGTTGTTCCGCGTCCCTCTGAGCATGACCTTGTTGGTCGAGGCGGCGTCATTGAAGGACACAAGGTAGAAGTCGCTGCCGGTGTCGCTGCCGCCTTCTGCGGTTCCGTCGCCGATCTGCATCTGGTATCGAAAGACGCCGTTGCGCTTCGCAGAAATGAAGGAGCCACCGCTCGTCTTGTTGAGGGTGATGTCTGGATCAACCTTGGTGATGGTGTGGTTGCCGGTGCTGTCGATAGCGCCGTTGACGGAGAGCAAGGTCGTTGTGAAATTGGCGACGTTGACCGCACCAGCGTAGACCTTGAGGACGTTGGGGGCGGCGGCTTCCGCCGAAATCCCGGTGTCGCTGTCGGATGAGAAAGAATGGGACGGGACACCGGCCGTGCCCAGCGGAGTGTAGATGCCGGACGAGGCGAGCTGAAAGCTGTCCACGCCGTTGAACACCACGTTGATGGTGTTCGTGACGGTGCGGAAGAAGCCGGTATCGGCGTCGGTGAAGCGAAGTGCTGGAGCAGCGACGGTGCCGTCAACAGCCGCAAGCGTCACCCCTGAGATCGAGCCGCCAGTGATCGCCACGGCCGATGGCGGCTGCGTTGCGAGCGCCGTGATGCCGAGATTGATGCGTGCGTTGGGGGGGTCGACGGCACCTGTTCCGCCATCGGCGACAAGCACTGTGGGGCCGGTGCGGTAGTAGATCGGATTGGACTTGTACGTGAAGCCGCCCGTAGCCACGTCAAGCAGAAGGACGGAACCAGCAGCATTGTAAATACGGAAGCGGTCGAGGTTCGCGAGGACGTTGGTGGCAACACCGCCTTCGTCGTACAGCTTACCGCCGCTTGCTAACACCACCCCCGCGCCTGCGGCAGCGAAGGTGAGGTTGCCGGTCATGCTGTCGCCGGTCTTGGCGACCTTGCCGCCCACCGCCGCGTCGACGTAATTCTTTGGCGTCGGGTTCCACGACGTAGTTGATTGCTGCACCTCCATCGCGCCGGTCATCGTGCCGCCGCTCAGCGACAGCTTGAGCGCATCGGCCGCTGCTTGCGCGGTCGACACCGGCTTGGAGGCATCCGACGTGTTGTCGACGTTGCCGAGGCCGACATCCGACTTGGTGAGGGTGTACCAAGCGGTGGCATAGTCGGTGGCGCTGCTCTTGCGCGGGAATTGCCCGGTGGTGCCGCCAGCCGGAAGACCCGGCCCGGCCGGTCCCTGCGCGCCTGCGGTGCCAGGAACGCCCTGGATGCCTTGCGCGCCGGTATTGCCGGTGTCGCCTTTGACGCCCTGCGGCCCCTGCGCCCCGGCCGGTCCCGCCGGGCCGGGCACCGTCGAAGCCGGGCCGGTCGGTCCCTCTGGACCCGTGGCTCCAGTCGCCCCAGGAGGCCCCTGGGGGCCTGGAACGGTCGAGGCTGGCCCAGTGGGCCCTGTCGCTCCCGCCGCACCAGCGGGGCCCTGGATGCCTTGTATGCCCTGCGGGCCAGGGTCACCCTCTGGTCCTTCCGGGCCTGCCGGGCCGGTTGCCCCTGCAGCGCCGGTCGAGCCGGGTGTTCCGGGGACGCCCTGGATACCCTGAACGCCAGGATCACCCTTGTCACCCTTCACGCCAGGAGCGCCGGTAGCGCCGGTAGCGCCCGTCGAGCCGGTAGCCCCAGGAGGGCCTTGAACGCCCTGCGATCCCGGTGCTCCGGTGGGACCCTTCAGGTTGCCCCGGAAGGTCCACGTCGAGCCCACGAGGTCGAAGTAGTCGCCTGTGGTGGAGTTGAGATACCAGTCGCCGGGAATTGCACCAGCGACCGTCGTGGGATTGTCTGTGCCGGTGTACCACACCTCGCCGGGCGTGCCGGGAATGCCGCCGCCGCCAGCGCCAGCGTCGATCAGGCCCTTGAGGTCGCTGAGCGCGGTCGAGACGCCCCGCAGCTCATCTTCGAGGCGCGCATTGTAGATGTTCGTGGCCCTGGGTGCTTCTCTCTCCCAATCCCAGTTGTGGGCGTAGGTCGAGCCGGTCCACGGCATCAGTGGCCGGAAGGTTCGCTGCGGCCATTGGCCTGCACGCGGGGCTGCGGCGCGTCGAACATCGACGGCTCGCCCTGCTGCGCGATCTGCTGCTGCGCTTGCGCGAGCTGCGCCGTCAGCTCATCGATCTTGGCCTGCCGTGCGATATTTTGGACGGTCAAGTCGCCGATCCACTGCTTGATCTTGGTGTCGATCTCTTGCTCGATGCTCATGCGATCTCCTTCTCAGGTGAGGGTGAAGGTCTTGGTGACGCCGCCGAGGCGAATGTGGACGGAGCTGCCGCTCGCCCAGAAGTCGCCGTCCTGCGGCGCGGCAGGGGCGTTAGCGGCCAAGTTGAGGAGGCCGTAGTAGAGGTGGACCCTGTCGTTCCCGGCGCTGCCGTCGAAGCCCATAAGGGGCTTTGCGTTGGCGACGATACGCATCAGATCCTGCGCGGCACGGTAGATGCCGGTGTTGCTGTCTTGGCCAAAGGAGATGCCGGGGAGGGCAACAGCGCCGTCAGGGAAGTAGACGCCAGCGCCCGAAAAGACCGTCGACAGCACTCCGCCGCAGATGACGTTGATGCTGTTCGCCACGGCATTTGAGAAGCCGGTGTCGGTGTCCAAAAGGAAGCTGATGCCGGGCACGACCTGAGAGCCCGCCGCGAAGAAGGCTCCAGGCGGAGCAAAGACGGCAACCAGCGTGCCGTCGGCCGAGATGCCGATGTTGGCGGCGGCTTGCCGGAAGATGCCGGTATTGTCGTCGGTCAGGAAGCTATAGCTTGGCTGGTCAGCGGTGCCGTTGGCGGCGTAGGTGGTGCTGCCGCCGGGCTGGTAGACAGCGAGGATCTGACTGCCCGCCAGGACGGTCATGGTGTTCGCGGCGTGGAGCCGCAGCCCGGTGGACTGGTCCTGCAGGAACGAGATGCCGGGGGTGGAGGCGGGCCCGGCAGGGAACAGCGCCGCAGTAGCCTTGAAGGTCGCCGAGGCCACTCCGCCGCAGACGACGTTGATGTTGTCGCCGGACGGATTGGAGAGGCCGGTGTTGGTGTCGAGGAGGAAGCTGATGCCGGGAACGGTCGCCATGCCCGCCGAGAAGAAGCCGCCCTGCGGATTGAAGACGGCGACCGGCGTGCCAGCGGCTGAAATGCCGATGTTGTTCTCTGCCTGCCAGTAGATGCCGGTGTCGACCGCCGCGTCGTAGGCGAACGAGATGCCTGGGGCGGAGGGCGTGCCGCTGGGAACGTAGAGGGCGCTGACGGTGAAGGTCGCCGCAACCTGCCCGCCGCAGACGACGTTGATGGCATCGCTCGCCGGACGCGAGAAGCCGGTGTTGAGATCCGCGATGAAGCCGATGCCGGGGAGGTTGGTGCCGCCGGACGTTCCGTCCCGGAAGAAGCCCCCTTGCGGGTTGAAAATCGCAACCGGCACGGCGTTGGAGGAGATGCCGACGTTGCCGAGCCCGCTCAGGTAAATGCCCGTCCCGGCGTCGGGGACGAAGCTGTAGGCGGGAGCTGCGGGATTTCCCACGGCGACATTGGAAAGGATCGGGACGCCGATGCCCGTGTAGGTCTGCGCGAACGACACCGTGTTGATGCCGTTGTTGCTCACGCCGATGGTGCCGTCTGCGGGCTGGTGATAGAAGCCGCTGTCGTCGTCGCCGACGAACGAATAGCCGGGCACTTCCTTCGACCCGGAATTGCCCCTGATCTGCACGGCGACGGTCATCAAGCTCTGCGAGATCGTCACCGGAGTGAGGCCGTCGCAGGAGATGCCGAGGATGCCGTTGCTCTGACGGTAGAGGCCGGTGTTGTTGTCCCCGGCGAACGAATAGGCGGGAAGCTCTTGCGTCCCGGAGATCGCCAGGATCTGCACATGCGCCACCATGTGCGTCGGCCACAGGTCGAGATTGTATGCGCTACCGACCACGAACCTGACCGGATAATTGCCGTCCGTGCCGACGTGCATCGCGCCGGTCAGGCCGTCGCCGGTCGTATCGTGGTTGATGTGGATGACGCCCGTGACGACGCCGCCCTGCATATCGATCCGCGCCGCCGCATCGGCACCGAGATTGCTGTTCTTCAGGTTGAACGCCAAGGCCCCGTCGAAAGCCTTCACCACGCTGAGCTTGTTCGGCACCATCAGGATCTCACCGTGCGCGAAGCTGGCGAGGTTGGCGCTGTTGGCCGAGAGGCCGAGAGTGTTCGCCGTGGCGCGGTAGAAGCCGAGGTGGGTGTCGTTGATGAAGGTGATGCTCGGTTCGGCGGGTGTTCCGTCACCGAACCGGACGGTCTGGAACGAGATCGGTCCAGTCGAAGTCGACTGCCCGTCGCGCGTGAGACAGTTGGACAGGCCGTCGGCGATGCCTTGCAGCTCCGCGTCCACGCGCACGCTCGTGACCGGGATCAGGGCATTGCGATCAGCTTCGAAGTTGTGGATGCGGAAGAACGTCCCTGAGCCGTTAAAAGGCATCGCGAGCCCCCTTATTTTACGTTGTATTTTGGCCTGACCGTGATGCGCTCACGCTCGCGCTCGTCTTCGTCGCGCTTGCTCTTCTGCCCGGAGATCAGCGCATTCACCAGCGCTCGCCGGGTAGCGCTCGGGCGCGCCTCACCGCCGAGGATTTGGTTCCCCAGGTAGGCTTGGCCAGGACGCGACATGATGGTGCGGCCAACCATGGCCGGAAGCGCGTAACCGGCGGCCATCCCGGCGACGGCCCCAGGGATGCCCGCAATCCCGCCGCCAACCCCGGCACCGAGCCCGGCACCGCCGACGTTCATGGCGTTCTGCAGCATCGAGCGGCCAGCGGTGCCGCTCTGCGGCAGCGGCTTCATAATGCTGTCTGCGGCGACCGCCAGATCGTTCAGGTCGCCACGACCGCGACTGAAGTTGCGACTGCCGCCAATGGTCCTCGTAGCGTTCCGCAGCGCCGCCGCCGACATCTGTCCGAGCCCCAGATCTGACGACGCGGCGAGCATCGCCTTCTCGACCGCGAGCGCGTTGCGGTACTGGCCACGCACTTCGCGGAAGGCCCCGGCGTCGGGCGAACCGTTGCGCGCCATGGACCGCTCCATGGCGTCGTCGAGCGCGTGTCGGATGCGGTAGATCGCGCGCTGCGCTCCGCTGTCGGAGGCGTTGCGCGCAGCTTCCGCGAGCTGCGACGTGTACCTGTTGTAGGCCTCTCCAGAGAGCGGAGATCCGGGTGCGGATGTTGCCCGGTGATGGATGTCCTGTACGATGCGGTCAATGATGGGAACGCGCATGCCGGGCGCGGTGACATCGAGGTAGCCCCGGTAGGTGGTGGCTAGGTCGGCCGCCAGGGCATTGTCGAGATCCATCGCATTTCGGCGACCGAGCGTCTCGAAGCGGTTGCCGAGCCGACCGAACATCTGGTCGATTTCAGGTCGGCCGACGCCCTGGCCGGGAGGAATGTTCTCGCCAGCGCTGCGGGCAGCAGCTCGCGCCAGATCCTCGCGCTGGGTCGGCAGCGTGGTCGATGCGCGGCCTCCAGAGAATGGCATCTCGGCGGCTTGGCTTTCCACGTTGTGGAGGGCCTTGTTGCCGGTGACCTGTCCGGCGGTCGGATGCAGCCCCTCCTGGCGCAGGGTGTCCACCAGCGCCTGACGGCCTGCATTGATCGGATTGGGCGTGATGAAGCGACCGGCCGCAGCCGCGCCGAACGGTGCAGCCATGGCACCGGCAGCGCGTGCCCAGGGCTCGACGTCAGTGCCCTTGAAAAATGACCCGGCCCCTTCCGACAGGACGCCTGGGGCCACCACGTTGGCACCGCGCCGCACGAGGTTCGACGCCAGCGAGACGCCGCCGCGCACCGGCATGGCGACGTTCGGCGCGAACTCGCCAATGCTCTGTGCGTAGTCCTCGGCCGTGTTCTGCGGCTTGCGGAACTCGCCCGTGACGCCTTCGACCTTCTTCTGGATATCAGCCGACGACGGCGGCGGTGGAGCTTGCCCCATGCTGAAGAGCGCAGTGCCTGGGCTCGCAATGGCACCCGCAATGCGGCGGCCGGTCTGGCCGTAGCCGGGAGCGTACTCTTCGGTCTTGCGGCCGATGAAGTCGGCGAAGTCGCCGCCCGCGCCGAACATGCCGATGACGCCCTTGGCAGCACCGACGCCTGCCTGCTTGGCGGCACCGCCCCAGGTGAAGGGTTGATCGACGCGCTCGGGCGGCTTGGCGGCAGGCGTCGGGTCCGCCCACGGCATCTCCCACGGCGGCGGCTTGGCCTCTTCTTCCCGCCACGGCATGTTCCAGGGTTCGTCAGCCATTTACTGGACCCTCTGCCAATTTCCCCGGTCCCGCACCGAGCCACCCAGGTAGCGGTAGCCGTTGACGATGGTGCCAATCGATGGCGGCGGCTGACCACCTCCGCCACCTCCACCTCCCTGCGGCTCCGCCGCGCCAGCACGCTTGCGGGTGTTCTCCATCCCGGACCTGATGACGGCAGCGAAGTCGTCGAGCGCGGCGTCGAACTCCTTCGCGTCGGTGGAGCGGCTCATGCGGTTGAGCGCCTCGGTCGCCTTCTTGCCCTCCGGTTCGGTGATCGCCCCGCCGCCCTTGAGTGCCTCGTAGGCCTGCAGGAAGGCTGAACCCTTGAGCTGCTCGAAGCGCGTAACGAACCCTGCCGCCGACGTACCTGGGAACGGTGTGGTCTGCCCAAAGACCGGACCCGTCGCCCACTGGCGGCCGGGATGCTTGCGAAGCTCTTCGACTTGTTGCAGGGCCTGCTGAGCCTTGGTGACGGCGGCAGGCAGCTCCTGCTGCGCCTTCCCCTTGTCGGTGCCGACCGCCTGCTGCCGCTTCACCTCCTCTTCGTTCTTCGAGGCGATGCCGATCAGGCCCTTGTGATAGGGGTCGTAGCGGGCGGTGAACGAGCCGTGGTCGACCGTGATGTCGGGCTTGTCCTTGCCGCCAGCGATCTCCGTCGCCTTCCGGGTGAACGGATGGAAGGCGTACATTTTGCCGTCCACGTCCTTGATCTCATAAGGGTGCTCGACAAGGTACGGCGCGCGGAGCTGCAAGGCCAAGTCCATAGCCTGATCGTTGCCGTTCTTGGCCGCCGCAATGAGCTGGTTGTATTGCCGCTGGACATGTTCCGGCATCGGACGCCGCACCGGCCCCGGCACCTCGCCAGGGTTCGGGCGAGCCTCGGGCGCGCCCAGGAACTGCTGAATGGACGGGTCCGGCGACCGGATGATGCCAGGGTACTTCGACGGATCGACGTCGACCGCCGCAGGGGGGCGGCCTGACGCAGGCGGCCGGGCTCCTGCGGGCGCAGGGGCGGGGGCGGCCTGGGCCTGGGGCGGGTAGGTCGGCGTCGGCGACATCAGGCCGCCGTCGCCCGGAGGGGCGAGGACGCCAGCGCGGGGCGGTGCCGCAGGCGCACCTGGGACGGCACCGGCACCGGCAGTCGCGGGCGACGGACGCCCTCCCGGCGGAAGGGGGGCAGGAACCGGCGCAGGAGGCCCCTGGGGAGCCTGCAGCGCTTGGGCCTGGGCAAGTACCGGCCCAGGGCCAGCGCCACCAGCGGGGCTCGGAGGCGGCCAGATGGCGTCCCTCTCGCCCCGCATCGGGACGGCGTCAGGATCAGGCTGCATCCCAGGGGGCATTGAAGCTGCCATAGAGCCCGTCATCCCACCATTCGGGTCGGCGAAAGGGATGGCGGCCATGGGCCCACCTCCGATGTCGCCGTCCGGGCCTCCCATCGACTGCGGCCCCGGTGGTGGAGCACCCTCGAAGCGCTCCCGGAAGGGCGACATCTGCGCCGGTCCAGCCTGCGGTGGGCCCATCGGCGGCGGCGTGGGCGGTGCCCCCGTGGGCGGCATGGAGGGGCGCTGCATGGGCGGCTGCATGGGCGGCACCGGAGCTGCACCGCCATAGCCGCCGACCGGCGGCGGCGCGAAGCTCTGCGCTCCTCCGCCCGGAGAAGGAGGAGTGACCGGCGTATCGGTCTGCTGCCGGTCGCCTACCGGGGCCGCATCGCGCCGCGCGCCTGGGAAGGTGGGAAGGCGGTAGAACTGGTTGCCACCGAAATTGCCGATAGGCGTCTGCCCTCGCGTCCAGCTTGGCATATTCCGCCCAAGCGTCTCTTGCCCGCCAGGGCTGACGAAGTGGTTAGCACCGCCGGTCGGGTCTTCGTCCTCGCCGCGCAGCATACGAATGGTCGCCTCCCTCGCCCGCTCGAATTGCGGTGTGCCGGGTGCGGCGTCTTGGTAGTTCCTGTTGCCGTACCCTTCGAATTGGCGCGGCCTGGAGACGACGGCCTGGAGATCACCACCCGACCCCCTGGCGCGGTTCGCCATCACCGCCGCGACGGCGCGCATGGCCTCCGGGTCGCGTGACGGAGCTTCCGCCACGATGGTTCGGATCGCCGCCTCTTCGGCTGGTGACACGTCTCCGCCACCGCCTTCCGAGGCGTAGGCCGTTGCCCGCACCGGATCGTCGCCAGCGCGGCTCTGCGGCCCAGGCCGTGGCTCGTCCAGCGGCGGCCAGACGGCATCGTCAGCCGGGGCAGGGCGCGCGGGTCGGGGCGGCGCTCGCTCCAGTGCAGGCATCTGCCCGGCGGCAGGCATCTGGGTGCTGCCGCCCGCACCCATCGGCGCTGCGGCCCCCCGCATGAAGGTGGGAGTTGCAGGGACGGCTACGCTCTGCTGCATGATCGGGCCGTCGGCGGCCGGGAACGGATAGCGCGTGTCAGGGCTATCGCCGGGCCGCCACGGGTTCGCGCCAGACCATTCGTCCGCGTAGGAGCGCCGCCCTTCTGCGGGCTCGACGGCGGCTGCGGAAGAGGACGGCGGAACGGCGGCTCGCGGGATGTCCGCTGGCGGGCGCGGCGGTGGGTTGGCGACGGGGACTGCCGCCTGCGCCCTGCCGGAAGGGGTGGCGGGTTGCGTCGGCGGCTGGTTCTTGGGGTCGGCAATGATGCCCGTGCCCTCTCTGCGGTCCTGGCGCTCCTTCTTCAGGTCGTACTCGAGCAGCGCTCGGTCGGTCAATCCGGCGAGCCCTTGCAGATGCATGCCCATAGGCGTGGACGGCTTGATCTGGCGCTTGGCGGCGGCCTCCTGCATCAGGAACTTCGCCATCGCCTTGCGGAAGCTCTCTTCCGGCTGCTGCAAGATGAAGGTGCCAGCGGGCCCGGTTGTCATCAGACGATCTCCCCGTAGTCGACTGCGAGGAAGCCGGACGGCGTCAGGTAGACCGCGTCAGGCTTCACGTTGAGCACTTCGTCGGCCATGACGCCGACCTCCAGATCTCCGAACAGGCGGTAGCTGTAGAGCTTGATGCCGTTGATGAGCTTCACGCCCATGTCGACGATGTCGGTCTTCAGACGCCGGTCGGAGAACCGCATCATGCCGCCGAGGAGGCCGCCTGCGAGGCCGTACATGCCCTGCATTTGTGCGGCTTCGAACTGAACCTGGGTGTTGTAATTCGAGCGGTTCGCCGCATCGGTCTGGTAGTAGTATTCGCCGACCGGCGTGCCCGCGATCTGGCTCGGTTGATAGTTCTGGAATTGCGGCATCGATACCTGACCGCCGCCCATCAGCGCCGTGATCTCGTTGATCGGCTGATTGCGCTGCGCCAGCATTTCCTGCATTTCGGCCTGACGCTGCGCGTTCTGGGCTCCCATGAGCTGCAGGTTGTTGCCGAACATCTGCTGCGCCACGGCATTGTTGGCCTGACCGCCCGCCATCGTCTGGTCGAAGCCTTGCTGCTGCGCCGCGTTGTAGAACTGGTTCGCGGCCATCATCGCAGCGGTGTTCTGCTGAGCTGCGGCGTTGTTGAGCTGCTGCCCGGCCATTGCCTGCGTATAGTCCTGCGCTTGGCTCTCGCGGCCGAACGTGCCCTCGGCAAGACGCGCCTGATTGTTCGCTGCGGTCGCGGCGTTCGCTGCCTGCATCGCAGCTTGGTTCTGGCCGAACACCTGCCCCTGGGCGGCGTTCCAGAACTGCCCCTCGGCGAGCCGCGCCTGATTATTTGCTGCGGTGGCCGTGTTGTAGAACTGCCCACGGCCCATTTGCTGGCCGTACTCCTGCATCTGCGCCTGATTGGCGAAGTTGCCCTGCGCGAGATCGAGCCCCGCCAGCCGCGACTGCTCAGCGCCGCCAGCGATCACCGCCTGCATGCGCGCATCGTTGGCTTGCCGGTTGGACGCATCCATCGCTTCGTTGAAGGCCGTCGTGCCGCGCTGGAAGCCTTGGTTGACGAGATTGCTTTCGAGCGCTTCCTTGTCGCGCGCGAGCTGCGGGTTCATCCGGCCGTAGATCGCCTCCTCCACCCTGGTGCGATCAGCGCTCCAATCCTGCGGGCCGACGGAAGTCTGCACGTTGGTCGACGTAGGCCCGAACGACGTGCCCTGGTTGCCCAAGCCGACGGTGCGCGAGACGTCGCCCGCGTAGCCGATCTGCCCGCTCTGGTTCTGCAGATTGACCTGTTGCTGGATCGGACTGCCCATGACGCCGCCCTGCGCGAGCTGGACCGGCGTCCCTCCCATGATCGGCGCACCAGGGCCAAAGCCCTGCAGGTTCGGGCCGGATTGCGGCATCGTTCCGCGCGCCGACAGCGACGACATGTCCATCGGCTGTCCGAGCAGGCCGCTGATGCGCCCGGTCTGATCGATGGCGAGCTGATTGAGCTGCCCTCCGAGCTGCGTCTGCTGATTATAGAGCGACTGCTGCTCGGGCGAGAGCGTGTTGGTGAGCGTGTACTTCGGGACCGGATAGACATCGCCGTTCTCGGGATTGGTGACATCGACCCATTCCGAGATGGTGCTCGTGGTGGAGCCGGTCGGACCATAGACATTCGCATTGCCCATGATGCTGTTGGCAACGCCGGTCGTGACGTTGCTGCCGGTCTGCGCCGCAGCGACGACTTGCGGATCTGGAGGGGTGGGAGGCGACGGAGCAGACTTACCCATCTTGCTGGTTCTCCCTCAGCCATCGGCAGTTCTGCCGCAGCATGCCATACGAGATCGCATCCTCGACGCCGTTGAAGCGCAGCGGATGGCAACCTTCCTCGGTCCATCCCATGTGCTTCATTATCCGCCGCGCCTTGCGATTGTTGCGACCGATCAGCGCCTCGACGCGCGTGCAGTTGAGCTGGCAGAACGGGTAGGTGTAGAGCGTGCAGAGCGTCTCGGGCTTGCACCAGAACGGACTGTCGACGAAGACCGTGACGGCGCACGACCAGCCAGTGAACTCGTTGTAGATCGCTCCGCCGACGATCTTCCGGTTCCGCACGATGCCGAGCGCGACCGACGGCCCGTACTGGTCGATGTTGGACATCTGGCCGAGGCCGCGCATGACGACGTGCTTGACCATGTCGTCCGCGCCGAACAGCACGTCGCCGATCATTGCCCATTCTGGCTTGGCGTGGGCGTTGCCGTTCACAACATGCCTCCCACTTCGAAGGTCACGTCGCAACCGTTGTAGATGAGTTCCGTTGACGACGAGAGGCCAAAGATGATCGCGCCAGCGAGGCCGACACGCTCAATGCTCTGCCACGGCAATGCTGGCACCATGCCGCCCTCCCACAGTGCCGTGATCGGCGTGACAACCGCCGCCTGACGCGGGGGCACCAGATCAGGATCGCCCTGGTCGTACCACTGGTACCTGCCGCCGACGTTGACGATGCCGGGCGTGAAGCTGGTGCCGTCCGGGCTTACCGCATAGCCGGGTTCGGCCGCCCAGGTGGAACCGCTCTGCCCGGCGTTGACGATGGTCAGCGTCGGTCGCGTCACATCGTAGTTGACGCGCATCTGCACGAGCGGCGCGAACGCTGGCGGCGACGAGAAGCGCGGGCGCGCCATCCGAAAGCCCTTGTTGCGCCGCGTGCCCATGACCGAATAGGCGTGCGCCAGATTGGCGGTGATAGGCTTGCCGACACCGTCGTCGTTCTGCTCGTCCTGAAAGCCGACGCCGTACAGGTACACCCTGCCGTCATTGCCGCCGAAATACATGTCGCTGCCGAACAGACCCCAGCACCCCGCCTGGATGTCTTTCCACCTCGCCCAGGCTCCGGTGTGGGTATTGATGACGAACTGCTCCTGCTGCTTGCGCTCAAGGATCGGCACGTTGACGATGATCAGGTGCGCCTTGGGATATTCGATGGCTTGCCACCCGAACGCGCGACCGCCCTGGCGGTACGCCGCCATGAATGCGCCGCCGATCTTGTCGGTGAGCGCCGCCTGCGATCCTGCCGTCTCCCCGACCGGGAGCACCTTCGACATCGGCACGAAGCCGTTCGACGTGATGATGGCAAGGTCGCTGCCGATGTTCATCACGCAGCGACCGCCGATGGGCTCCGCGATCTTGTAGACGCCGATCAGCGCCGACGTGGTCGCCGATACCGGGCTGGTGCCCGCATAGATTGCCACCTGACCCTTCGAGGTGACGATGACGAGGTTATCGTCCGGCCCGGCTCCGCCATCTCGCGACCAGCTCCCAAGCGCGACGATGCGACCGCCGTGCCGGAACAGGGACGAGAGCGAGAACTTGGTCAGCGGCCCGCCGATGGAAGCGACGTTGCTGAACCACAGGTTCAGCGTATTCCTCTCGACGAACCACAATCGGTTCATGTGGGAATGCACGAACTCCAGCGACGACAGCAGCGTCGGCCCGGTGAAGGCGGAGTTCGTCCACGCCGTGCCGTCCCAGTAGCGCGGCGCATCGAAGCCGTTGCAGATGTAGACGACGTGAGCTGCCGCCGACGCGAAGTTGACGAAGCTCCACCGCCCGTTCTGCGTGCCGGTAACGACCGGCGTTGCCGACCCTGCCGTAACGTCGAAGATGCTCCCGTCGGTCGCCGCGAACATGCGGTTGCTGATCGCCATCGGCGGCGAGTAGTGGAAGATCGTCTCGACCGGAGCGCCCAGCCCCTCGGCCCACACCTTGGAGCCGTTCCGCAGCACGATGCCGTTGACGCCCGGCACCCAGTTGTCCAAGACGATGGCGTCCGTCTCGGCCATGTTCGGGAGCGCATCGCGCGCGTTCCAGCCGCCGATAGGTGGCGGCAGCGCGTAGAGCTTGGCTCGCTCTTGCTCGCGCCGCTGCCGCCTCGCCGTGGGGGCGACGAGCTGATCGTACATCAGGGCCACACGATAGTCTCAGGGGCCTGGGGAGCGCGCGGGACGCGATCCGTCGAAATGGTCGAGCCCGTGAGCCTGGGGCGCGATCCGTCGGTCATAATCAGGTCCGCAACGCGGCGCTCGTACTCTTTCAGGTCATCGCCGAACTCGAAGCCTTTGTCGGCCCGGAAGCGATAGATCAGGCCGAGCGTGAGCGCCTCGGCATCGAGCAGCGGAAGGTCGTCGTCGTGCTGCATCGACGTGTAGAACTGTCCGCCGCTGCCGATGATGCACCAGCTCTTGGAGACGTATTCGAAGGTGTAGAGCTGATCCGCAGGCGGTGTCGGATGCAGCCAGACCATGCTCCACCTGATCCGAAAGCAGGGATTGATGAAGGTGTTGCCGCTGGCCTGGATCGCTGCCCACTCCTGGGCGTCGATGGGGCCGTACACGAAGCGCTTCTGCGTCCGGTCCCACATAGTCTCGGGCACCATGCGGTCGAAGTCGGTGGAAAGCGACCCAGGCTGTCCGCCGAACGCCACCGTGTAGAACCCGCGCTCGCGTGTGAGCACCTGCCACGCATGCCGCTTCGCCAGCGCGCGGCCTTCGGCAGTGAGCAGACGGCGCATGAGGGCCGCCGTCGGATCGATGGTGTTGCCGACGACGGACGACAGCGGCGGCAGGCTCAGCTCAACGCAAGCATCATCGATGATGCCCTTCATCGTGGTGCGATACGGATCTTCTTGGATGTCGCCGGGGAAGCTCACGCTGCGCGCTCCTGCTGCTTGCGCTTGGGCGGCGGCACCTCGTCGTCGCGCTCGACCCGCGATGCCATGAACTCGCCCATCATCTTCTGCATCTCGGCGATCTGCTCGCGCTGGAGAGCGTTCTGCTCGGACAGGTCGGCGATCACCATGTTCTGCGTCTCGCGCTCCTTCTGCTCGCTGAGAAGCCGCTGCGCGAACTGGTTGGTGTCTGCCGCCGTGAGCCACGCCTGGGCGGCGCGGATGAGATCACGCATGCCCGGCATGCCGAGACGCTCCAGCATGCCGTCGCCCATTCCGGCGATGCTCTCGACGGTCTTGATGCCCTTCGCCTTGAGGACCACGGCCTGCTGCGGCGAGACGCCGTTCCATGCTGCGAGCGGCGTACCGTCCTCGGGCAGCTCCTGGCCCTTCTTCCAGGCCTCGTAGGCGGGCGTGATGCGGTCCCACATGTCGTGCGCCATCATCACGGTCGGATTGCCGCTGTCCGGGGCGGAGCCCTTCGCAGGGCGCAGGCTCGACACCGTGCATTGGATCTTGCTGCGGTCGAGCTGCGTCAGGGGGCCGAACTTGATCATGTCGATGCCGATCATCTTCGAGCCGTCCATCGGGTCCGGCTTATAGACCGTCCAGAACTCGTCGATGATGATCTTGATGTCGCCTGCGCTCATTGAAGTCTCCACTTTCTGTAGTTAGATGAAGGTGTTGTTGAAAGGAGCACGATCATGGCTCAACACTTCACGAAGAAAGGTTCTCCGTACCGGCTTCCGCCCTACACCAAGGCGGAGCTGTGGCAGTTGGAGCGAGAGCTGTACGCGGAGCCACCGCCGGGCTTTGTGCCTACGTTCTACTATCCAGCTCGGTCTGCTGACGTTCCGGCTGAAGAGCCGCCCCAAGACCCAGGAGCGCCAGCGCAACCGATGCCAGCTCGACCTTCCCCTCATCCAGGGCCTTCTGAAGACGAGCCTGCCAGTTAGGGCCTTCGCCGATGATGCGCTGAATGTTCTGGATGCCCTTGTTGAGCACGTCGTACTGATCCGGCGCGACGGGACCGTTGAAGATCGACGGCCCGCCGTTGGCTCCGATCACGGCTCGCTCGTTCTCGGCCGCGTCTTGCGGACGCACGCCGGGAGCGGGCGGTGGCGGTGCATTGGTGGCGAACTTGCCAGCCGCCGCGTCGAGATCACGTTGAAGCTTGTTGAGAGCGATCTGCGGGATGTATTCGCTGCGGTTCAGCATCGCGGCGATCTCAGGCTCCGCATTGAGCGCCGCCAGGAACTTGCGCGTCATCGCACCGGACCCGGACCCTTCCGCCATCTCCTTCGACCAGTCGATGAAGATGCTGCTATCGGTGCCGACCGGGGCCGGGTTCGACCCAGGGAAGATGCGCTGTATTTCGTCCGCCAACCCCGTCTCGGGCTTGCGGAGCGCATCAGCAATGGCCTTGCCGCCGATGACCGGATTGCCGTTGTCGTCGAAGTTACCCCAGCGCGTGAGGAGGGCTCCCCTGCCGGTATCGGACGCGCCGGTCAGGCCGTGCGGCTCGCCAGCCGTGATGAGATCACGCATCTGCTGCTCGGAGGCCTTGCCCTGGCCCGGAATGAAGATCGACCGCACGTCCTTGACCCGGCCGCCGGGAAAATTCATGTGCGCGCCGGTCATTTCCTGCGCGTTGAGCAAGGAGCGCATCGTCTCCACCAGTTCGATGATGCTCTTGCTTTCCGGGTCAATGCCCTTCGACCCGTCCGGGAGCACGGTGGTCGCAGCCATCGGACGCACGACCTCGGACGGATTGTATTCGAACACGCCGGACTTGTTGCGGTACGCGCCCTGGCCTGGAATGGTTGGCCGGTGCTGGAACGCTACGCCGCGCGCGTCGGGTAAATGGATCGCATCGTAGAAAGCATCACGGTTGGGCAGGCTCGGATCAAATGCCGGAACGATGTTCTCGCGCGAGCGCGGATCGTCATGGTACCGCTGCCGCGCGCCTGGGTCACTGTGCAGCTTGCGTAGGTGGTTGGCGGCGAAGCCCGGCGTCTGCTCGGTCGGGACGTTGACCGTGAACTTGTCGAGGTATTCCTTGTAGGTCTGGTTGGCCCGCGCGAAAGCCTCCTCGTAGGTGATCTTGAACGTGCCGTCCTTCTTCTTGCCGCCATCCTTCTGAAGGTCGATAGCCTTCTGGCGCACCCAGGGAGCCGCCTGGAGCTGTTCCCCGGTCCAGTTGCTGCGACCGCCCAGGTTCGCCGCGTTCGCCCTGGCGACCGCCTTCGCCGTCTCGTAATCGAGGAACTTGTGATAGCTCGATCCGACCGGGTGGTTGCCAGCCGCCGGAACCGATCCGTCCGGGTTCCGAAAGCCCCACGCCTTCATGTAGCGGAAGTCGTTGACGCCGGTCGCTCCTTCCACCTGATTGTCGGGATTGATGCGAAGCGCGTACTCGCTTGTCTTGTCGCCGCGCGCCAGCTCGCTCGGATCGTTGCGGTCAATGGCTTCCTTGAAGCGCTCGCGGTTCGTCATCCGGCCGTAGGCAGCGCCTTGCCCCTGCGGAATGTCACCGCCGCGCCGCAAGGCCATGTTGTTGAAGCGCAGTGCCATCGCCGTCTCGGTGCCGGGATCGACGCCCGCCGAGAGCTGGCCGTGCAGGCCGGACTGCATGGCATTGATCTCCGGGTGGCCGCCGGTCGTCTCGTTCAAGCCGACGCGGTAGCGGTCGTACCAGTCGCCGCCTCGCGGGTCCGCCGCCACGTAGCGGTCGAACTTGCCGCGCTGGCCCGAGAGGGCGCGCTTGCTCCTGATGTTGCGAGGCCCGCCGACGTACAGGCCCGCCGTGCCAGCGCCGCCTTCGATCAGGTGCGGATCATGCTTCGCCCTGGCGGTCGCCTCCTCGACTGACAGCCGCCGGATGTCCGGCACGTCCGTCATGTTGGTAAATTCGCCCTGCCTGGGGAACCTGATTTCATCGACTGAGGGAGCGTCCCAGATGCTCTCAGGCGGCTGGTTGTGGCCAATGCCAGGAGGCGGCCCAGGAGGCTCGTCAGGAGGCCTGCCGCCGCCACCCCCTCTACCCCTGCCTCCGCCGCCCGGAGGCGCTGGCGGGGCTCCTGCGCCGCTCCCTGCACCCCTTGCGCCCATGGGCGGCGGTTCACCGCCTCGCAGCGCCGACGCCATCGCCTGCGGCGTTGGCTCCGGGGCCGCGCGCGGGACGGTCAGCTCGTCAATGTTGCTGGAAGCGAGAGCGCGCTCCGCCTCCTTTGCGCCCTCCCTGGCCGCGCCACCGCCAACGGCTCCAGCCGCCTTTGCCGTCTTCGCCGAGCGCTCTGCGCCCTTCGCAGCCGCTGCCGCATCAGTCGCCGCCTCGCGCGCCGTGCGCGCCGCCACCGCAGCCGCGTCGGCCGCAGCCTCCTTCGCCGCCTTGGCGGCCGGGATCTTCTCGGCGAAGAGCCCTCCGAGGGCCGTGCGGACGACCTCGGCACCGTGCCCTACATTCTCAGCCGCCGCAGATGCCGCCTCACCAGCGGCCTTCTTTGCCCCCGGAAAGGCCGCTCGCGCTGCCTTCGCACCCTTCACTGCCGGGCCGCCGATGACCGGCACGCCAGCCATGGCCAGGATCAGGCTATCCACGTACCCCTTCTCGCCAGCAGACCAGTTCGACGCCTCCTTGGCGAACCCGCTGATGTTCGGAAGGTCGGCTGCGGCGAAGTCTCCACTTCCCGGCAAGCCGCCACCGATGAATTTCTCGATCAAGTCATGCGACGATGGCGGCGACATCTCCATGATCTTGGCGGCTCCTCGACGCCATGGACCGACATCAAGATCGCGCAGCTCTGGGCCCTTCGCTGGCGTCTGCAGCGGCACCTCGCGCGCGGTGCGCTCCCTCAGTCCCGGCCGTGGCTCTGCCAGCCCAAGCCCACCCTCGCGCACGTCAACCACCGGCTGGCGGTCGCCCGGCGGTGCGTCGAGCATCGGCGGCTCGTCGAGCATGGGACCGTCAGACAGCGACGGAACGACCTCGCGCCGCTCCGGGATGCGGAGCAGGCGATCCCAGTACTCGCGAGGCATCTGCGCCATGGCGGCTTCTCCTCAGTATCGACGACGCGGCGCGGGCGGAGCCAAGCTTTCGGCGTTCGGCATGCCGCCGCCGCCAAGGCGGTTCATCTTCTCAAGCACCTTCTCCATCTCGATGGTTGCCTGATCGCGCTTGAACGAGCCACCCTCGATGTCGCCGAGGCTTGGCATCGGAGCGTATTTGTAGCGGTCCTCCACCGGAGCTTCGCGACCAAGCTCGCCGCGCTGCATCTTCTCGATCTGGCGGTCGCGCTCCGCATACGGATCCGGCCTCGGAATGTCGGCCATGCCCTGGAAGTCGGGACCGACGTCGCCGCGCAGCGGAGGTGTTCCCTCCATCTGAGCCATCTCGTGCGCCCCAGGCGTTGGCTGCGTCGGCTGCGCTGGCGGCGTTGCAGGCAGCTCAAGGCCACCCTCTCCGCCCAGCTCTGGCCCAGGCATGCCGCCTCCAGGCGTACCGCCCTGGCCGAAAAAGCCGCTGACGGCATCCTCGAAGGAACCTCCGCCAGCGAACTGCTGCGGGTCGATGTTGTAGCTTCTCAGCATGGCAGCGAGCTGCTGCGGATCGATGTCCGGCATGATCGTCTCCTATTTGTTGGAAGAGGGGCGAGGCAACAGAGCCGAACCTCGCCCCCCTCGCGAACGACGCTGGACTGGGCAATCACGCAGCGTCGTAGAGGCGACCTTGCAGCGCGCGATTGCTGCAGCAGAGCTGGCCCATCCAGAACAGCGGAATGATCACCGCGTCCTGATTGATAGGCTTCTTCTCGTCGTCCTCGGTCCACCGGGCTTGCGTATGCTCGATGAGGTAGAGGTAGTCGGTGTTGAGGAAGTAGGCCAATTCGGCGGTGGTGCCGAAATTGGTGTTGCTGTCGAAGATCATCGACGCCGACTTGTACTTCAGGCTCTCGAAGCCAGCGCTCGCCGACTTGCTGTCGTTGTAGCGCTGGTTATCCTGCAGGCTCTCCTCGTAGACGGAGTAGACATCGTGCGAGGCGACGATGAGGTCCGGCTTGTCGGTGCCACGCACGCACGCCAGCCAGAGCTTGTTCATCTCACCCTTGATCGTCGCCTTCGACCAAGTGCCGGTGCCAGCCATCTCGGAGAACTGATTTTTCCAGAAGGCGTAGGTGCCAGCATCGATGCCGCCAACGACGCCCGCACCCGCCGCCTGGATCAGGAGCTGAAGGCCGCCGATCTGGTTGGCGAGAGCGCCGTTGGAGTAGATGTCGACCGACAGGTTGTTGGCCGCCGTGTGCATGGCGTTCTTCATGCGCGCTTTCACGAGCTTGATGAGCGCCTCGGGGCCGTTGTTCATCCGCAGCTCGCGGCCGGAAGCCGTGACGTGGATGGCAACCTGCGCCCAGTCGTACTTGGCCGCCGACAGCACGTCGGACGGAATGACCGACAGGTTGTCGAAGCCAGAGTAGCGCTGGTAGGTCGCGTTGGTGGCGTATTCCAGCGGACGCACGATCTCGTATCCGCCGCTCTCCGTCTCGATCTTCCCCTTGTCCTTGAGCCAAGTGAGAAGCGCATTGTTGGCCGACACGTTGTCGACCAGCTCAGGCTTGTGGTTCCGCAAGGTCGTCGTCACCATTTCGGTGAAGACAGCATTCGGTGAGGGCATCTCTGCCTCCTATGTGACGTGGTTCAGGCAGACGGACGCCAATCGGGGAAGGCCGCTCGGGCCGCCGCGTTCAGCGTGTCGTCAATGGATGGCTTGCTCTTGGCACCGGGAATGTTGCCGCGAACAGGTAGCGAGCCGGAACGCCGTCCGCGCTCAGCCGCAGCCTGCGCTTGCTCGCGTTCCTTGTTCATCGCCGTCTTGCGCTCTTCCTCGATTGACGCCTGGATGCGCTCGCGTTGGTACTGCAACACACGCTCGCGGGTCTGCGGATCGGCGAAGAGCGCCTGCTCATAGGCCTCCTCCAGTGTGCTCGCCTGCCCGACCTCAAGCAGGTTCGCCATCACTGGACGGAGGTGATCAAAGAACGGCGCTTGCTGCTTGAAGCTATCGATCATGCCGCCCAGGTGACGATCCATCGCCGCCTTCTCGGCCTGCTCGATGCCGGTCAGCTTGTTCTTCAGTTGCGCGACCTCTTGCCCCTGCTCTTGCAGGTACTGCACCATTCGCGGATCGTAGACGGCAGACTGTGCCTGCTCCGCCGCGCCCTGGTTGCCGTACACATGCTGAAAGTAGGGACGCAGATCGATGCCCTTCTCGGCTCCGAGCTGGAGCAGCACGCTCACCGGGTCGCTGTCGAACCGCTGCTGGAGCGCCGCAAGCTGATGAAAAGCCTGATGCACGTCAGCGCCTTTGGATCGAAAGTAGTCCCGATATTGCGATGCCACTTGCTCAAGCGGCTCGACGGACTTCATGCGCGTCTCAAGTTCCCGTGCCTTCTGCCCATACTGAGTGACGAACCTGTGGACATCACTTTCCCGGCGGGCGATCACTGCCTGCACTTCGGGTGGAACTGACGACCATCTGGCCTTCGCCTCAGGTGACCAAGAGTTCGGTGGATCGATGGCAGGCGCAACACGTCGCTGCGTCTGTTCGGCCGCCGCCTCTGCGGGCTGGTCCGCTTCTTCTCGCCGCACGCCGCCGTCGACAGTCGGCTGACCGTCGCTGCGTGCGAACTTTCCGTCTGGCGTGCGCGTGCGCTCGCGCTCTTCGCCTTTGTTGTTGGTGTTCCACACCTTGACCATGTCCTCCTCCCACCCAGGGGTGGTGTCGAAGGCTTGCGGTCGTGCGGATGTCTTCGGCTCGGGCGCTGAGCGCTCCGGTGCCGGTGAAGGAGGCGCAGGTGTGCTGTCGGGCGCAGCAGGCGCTGCCCCGTTCTGCAATTCGTCCATTTGTTGGTCCTTTTATTCTGGCGCTAATTTCGCCAGCTCGCGCTGGGCATATTCCAGATCGCGCTCGAAATTCACTGTCGTTGGCGACACTCGCTCGCCATGCATCGCATCAACAGCCCTGGAGCGATCCAGGCGTTGCTGGCTGAAGCGGACCTTGTCCTGCAGGCGTTCCAGCTCTGGCGGCATCATGCCCGGCTTCCATATGCGCTGATCATTTCCGGTGTGGCTGATCTGCGGCGACCCGTCGCTCCTGATGTAACGGTCGAGGCCAGTGCCGGTGACCGGACGCTGCTCTGCCCGCTCACCGGAGAATTTACGCTTGAAGGCGTTGTAGGCGTCGATAGAGATCGACGGCCCTTGCGATGCGCTGTCCGACGTGAAGCTCCACGGCGAGGCGTGGGTCGGCTTGTCCTTGAGCCTATGGCCCTGGATCTGCACGATCTGCTTATCTATCGGAACGTCGTACATGTTCCAGTGCTTGAGCCACGGCAGCTCATCCTTCGACAGGTCGGAGCGCTGCTCGATGAGGCCAGCCACCTTCTCGCCAGCGTTCTCCCGATACGCCCTCTCCAGGGCGGCGTTCTTGAAGCGCGCCGTGATCTGCGGAACCTCGATCTGCCCGTTGGCGAAGTCGGACCACATTTCAAGCGTCTTGTCGTACTGACCTTTCGTCTTCGGCGTATTGAGCTGAGCGTCGATGATGAACTCATCGAAGGTGACGTTCTGCCGGTAGCGCGTCAGGCCTTCATCGTAGATCTTGTAGGCCGGTGTTCCGGGCCTGAGAAGGGAAGCCGCCGTGCTTGTGCCCTGGGCGAACCCTTCCTCGTTCGCGACGAGATGACCGCCCGCCTCATGCAGCGTCGTCTGACGCGCACCCGGCAAGGTCTTTGCCCGCACCTCGATGTGCCCAGGCGAGATCATGTTCTGCCCGTGGAATTGAGGTGTCGCCTGGAAGTAGCCGCTGTTGCCGCTGTTGCCGCTGCCGGTAAGGCGCGCGTCGACGGTAGCCTTCTTCGCCTGCGGATAGCCCTCGAAGAACTCGTCGTGCTTGAAGAAGTCCCCGAGATCTCCCGTCCATGATTTTTGCGCGGAGCCCTGCCCGCGATTGCGGAGGAAGGCGTTCACGGCCTCCATCTTCAGAAGCTCTTCCTTCACCGCAGGCTTGAGGTCAGCGTCCTTGTCGCTGATTTCCCACTTCCACTTCCCGTCGGCGAACTTGTCGCTCCACCCGGTCACTTCGACAGTCTCTTCAGGCGTTGCGCCCGCCGCCTTCATCTTCTTCGCCCTGGCGAGCGCCTTCAGGTCGGCGTTGCGAGCACCCACGCCCATGAACGTCGCCAGACCCTTCCCGGCCAGCGCCTTGGCGGCCCAGCCGGTAGCGCCGCCGGTCAACATGTCAGTCACCGCGCCGCCGATTTCGCCAACAGGATTGCTCGCAATCGGCGGCTGGTTCGGCCGGATCATGCCACGCGGGTTCGGCTCCCACTCAGGACCATCCTCGGGCACCTTGAAGGCGTCAGGCACCGCAGCCCAGATGCCCTGCTTCGCCGTCTCGCCCCACGGCTGCGGGATCGATCCAGGCATCGGCTTGCCGTCCTTGCCGATAGCTCCGTCAGGATTGCCCTGCTTGAGCAGGCGCGCCAGATCAGCCGGTGTCGCTTGGCGCGGGTAATCTTGCGGGATCGCTTTCTGCTGCCCGGCCCATGCCATGTCATCGAGCGGCAAGGTGAAGGCTGGGTGGTTCGGATCGTAATCCTCGATGGGTTGCGTATCGGGATCGCGATGCCGGTATGCCATCACCCACCGCCACCGCCAGCGTCCATCATCTGCATCGACTGCAGCAGCATCTCCTCTTCCGTCATCGCAGGCTTCTCGGTCCTCCGCAGGTAGTCCGCGAGCTGCTGCGGATCAGGCTGTCCGGCCGCCTTGCCCATGCTGCCCATGCCGCCGCCGCCACGGCCTCCGCCAATCTGCTGCGCTTGCGCCTCGACCGGGCGGTTGAAGGTCGGGCCCTGCGCGCCGAGCGGCGGCCGGGGCGGGCCCTGTGGACCTTGCGGCTGCATGGGCGACGGCGGCCGAGGTGCGAGCGGCACCTGGGGCTGCATGCCCATCACCGGAAGCTGCGGCCGACGTTGCCTCGGGTCGTACATCGTCATCAGTACGCCTCGTCAGGAAAGGACGACCTGTTGCCGCCAAGCGGAGCTGGCTGGTCGGAGCCCGGCCCAAAGCTCTCCATCATCCGACGGCGCAGCTCCTCCTCCGACAGCGCGGGCATTCCAGGCAGGCGCTGATTGTACATCTCAGGCGGCGTCGGCCCATGTTCGCTTAAGCCACGACTTCTGCTGAGGCCGCCACCGGCCGGGTCGAAGCCGCGCAAGGCGCGAGCCAACTCTTCCGGCGTTGGTTCGCGCGCCGGGCTCGGACGGAAGCGTGGAGGATCGCGCGGAACGCCGAGCACCGGCTGATTGGTGTCGTAGTAATTTGCCATCGGTAGCGGCTCCCTTCAGTACGGCCTCATCAGGTGCGTCCAGGCATCGCCCGGCGAAAAGCCCATCTCGCCCAGCAAGTCGAGGTTCTCCCGCACCTTGGCGAGGTTCACGATCAGCTCAGCCTGCTCCTGCGGCAGCGTCTTGTCCTCGCGATAGCCCCAGTGCGGGATGCGCTCGCGCAAGGCCTCGCGCACCTCGATGGCTTCGCTGATGCGCCTGATGGAAGCGTCGATGTCCTTCGCGTACTCCTTGCGCCAGCGCGCATGTTCGGCCCACCGCTCAGCCTGCTCACGCTGCTCGCGCACGACCCTGGCCCGCTTGCGCTTCGCCTCAATCTCGACGCGCAGATCGAACCAGACGGTGCCTGCAAGGAAGCCCTCGACCGGGCTCTTCATCTTCCGCTTGATCTCGCGCTCGACCCGTTCGCAGATGTACTGCACGCGCCCCTTGGTGATGCCGAGCTTGCGGCCGATCTCGGCGTAGCTCGCTCCCGCAGCCCACGCGCGCCAGATCCGCCGCCTGCGCTCCCAGTACACTTGCCTCTGCGCCAGCGTGTGCGGCAGCACGTCCGACCACTTTCGCATCAGTCGTCCTTCGGCGGCGCAGGCCGCGCCTTGGCGTCGTTCGTTGCCTGCACCTCCTGCCAGTCCTCGCGGAGCGGCAGGCCGTGCTTGGCGGCGAAGCGCGGGTTGATGTACCCGCGAGGCTTACGGCGCGGCTCCTGCAGCACGCAATCGTTCTTTTCGAGGTCGTAGCGCTGCTGCGACCGCGACGTGATGACGCCGCCGTCGATGGGGCTCCGGTAGTCCTCGATGTCGGATTGAATGTGCGGCATGCACACGCCGTCGCGCTCTGGCTGCTCCATCGGCTCGTTCGTTCTGGGGTGACGGAAGCATCCGTCGCGCCAGACGTACCTCACTTGCGCTGGAAGCCTTCAGGCAGGATCAGCTTCGACGCCGCCTGATCCGACTTGACCTTGAACTGGTCGTTCTTGGCCTGGAACTCGCGTTCAGCGCGATCCTGCTCGATGCCCTGGTTGACGCTCCGCTCGCTGTCGAGCTTGTCCTCGCGCTCCATGCGCCGCCCTTCGGTTGCTTCCTCGCTTTGCAGCTTGCGCTGATCGAACGAATGCTTGCCGAGCAGGCCCTGACGCTCGTTGTCGAGCTTGCCGAGGCCAAGCGCATGGGCCTGCGACCGCTCCTCCAGGCGCTCCTTGGCCTGCTGCGCGAACTCCGACACCCGCTGCTGATGCTCAGCCGCGCGCTGCTGATGGTCGAGCCGCCGATGGTCGGCCTCAGCCTGGGCAATGCGACCGTCGAGGGCGAGGCGCTCATTGTCGATCTTGAGGCGACCGGCGGCTTCGTTCGCCTTGTCCTGGCGCTCCTTCTCCTTGGTCGCCAGCTCGTCCGCCTTCATCTTGGCGTCGGCGATCATCTTCATCTGCTCGGGCGTCGGCTGCGGCGGTGCCTTGGCGGCAGTCCTCGCATCGTCAGCCATGCGGTCGACGGCATCCTCAGCCTGCTTGCCGAGCTTGAAGTTGCGGGCGAACGCCGCGTACAGCTCAAGCGCGCTCTCGGCCGCGTTCGGGGCCTTCATCAGCATCGGCCCGACGCTCTGCCAGTAGGCCGCCGACGCCGTCAGGAATTGCGTCATATTGGCCTGATTGCGACCGAGGTCGGCGCGGATCGTGCTGTCGCTTTCGACGTCGATCCGAAAGCCGCGCGCCGCATCCTGGCGCATCATGCCCTCCACCTCCTCGACGGTGGGCTCCTTGATGATCTTCTGGTCCTCTTCGGGCGTCGGCGGCTTGGTGCCGGGCCCGGTCGCGCCTGGGTAGGCCTGCTGCATGCCTCCCAGGAGGCCAGGGAAGGCCGGTGGCGGCATTGGGCCCCCTGGCGCTGCCATCGGGCTGACCGGAGCGCCGGGCGCGCCAGGGGGCATCCCTGGGCCGGGAGGAGGTGGCCCAGGAGGCGGGAACGGTCCCATGTCAATCCCTCTAATTCGGCCTTATAGGGGGTGCGCCGGGCGGCATCATCATCGGGGGCGGCATCGCGCCGCCGTTCATCCCAGGCATCGGCGGCGGTGCGTTGACGTTCACCGTCGCGCCGCCGGGCGGCTGCTGCCCCGGAGCGCCCGGAGGCGGCATGCCGGGCGGTCCAGGCGGCTTCTGCTTCTGCATCTCCGCCATGTTGATCCGCATCTGCGCCGCCGCTTTTTCCTGCATGGTCGGGTACTTGAGCCCGGTCATAATCATCAGGGTCTGCATCGGCAGCTTGGTGAGCACCTCAGACTTGAGCCGGAACACGTCGCGGGCGAACCGCGCCACTTCCTGCTGCATGCGCTGCACACTGAGGCTTCCCCACTGCGCCTTGAGCTGCTGCGCGCCGAGCGTCTCGTTCGGGTTGGTCGCGCCGCGCATGACGTCGGCGATCTTGGTCACTTCGTAGATCGTCTGCTTGATGATCTCACGCTGCGCCACGAGCTGCGCGAGCGCCGCCACCGTCGGCTCCAGCGGGAACCATGTGATCGCCTTCTCGATGCCGCCGCCAGCGCCCGCGATGAACATCTCGGCACCTGAGATCGGCACCAGCTCGCCGTCGTCGGCGTCGTTGATGGTCTTGATGTCGAGCGTGACGCCAGCGTAGCCGCCGCGTGGACGGAGCTGCCGCACCAGCTTCTTGATGCGCCGCGTCAGCTCGTTCAATTCCGCGATCAGGTTCTTGTAGATCGAGTAGCTGGAGATCGGCACCAGCGTATCGGTCGAGCTGACGGCCATCATCGGGCGCGGCACCGGGAAGAAGCCTTCCAGCTCCAGCGGATCGTCCACCGTCCAGAGCGGATGCTTGCCGAACTCCGGGCAGATGAAGAGCACCTTGCGAACGTCCTTGTCCCACACTTCCCAGACGCGGGCGCGCTTGCCGAACCGTGGAGCGCCGGTCGACGTGTCCTTCTCGTCCTTGGCACCGGCGCTGTAGGTGAACGGCACCTGATCGACCACTTCCGGCGGGCAATGCGCTTCGATGTCGGCGCGCGTCAGGTACAGTTCGAACGCACACCACGTCACGTCGATCCAGAGCCGCCCAGGTCCGCGCCGGAAGCTCCGCCAGGGGACGTACTCAGACGTCACCTCCTCGAAGGCGACCGTCTGATTGTCGGAAAGGTAGTGCGCCGTGTGCCGGACCCGCATGAGGCCGCGACCGGCGACGGCCATGTCCCAGACACCAGCCGTCATCACGGCGTCGAAGTCGTAGCTGTCCAGGCTGTAGAGGATTGCCCTCTCCAGAAGATCCGCAACAGCTTTGCCGACAACGTCCTCGTCATTGTAGCGCCGCCGGATGTCTGGAACGGGACGCGAATTGTAGAGCGCCGGAACCAGCGTCTCGATGTTGGCGTGGTAGATGTTGAAGTCGGCTGAGCTATTGTCCTCGCCGCGATAGGCCAGCACCGCCTCGTCGGCGTTCTCGCGCCACTTCTGCTCTTCGAGCGATGCGCTCTCGATGGCCTGCAGCCATGCCGAGACGAGATCAGGATCACTGGTCGGCAGATCGGGATCGGGCTTGGGCGGTTGCGGGTTCTTCGGGTCAGCAACCGTGTAAGCCATCAGATCACCCCGGCTTGTTCAGCTCACCTGCATCGAACATCTCAAGCGCCGCAATCGCCTCGCGGCGGTACACTTCCCAGGCGTAATGGAGCGCTGTCGGGCGCGGAGCTATCAACAGCCCCTTCGGGCCGAACGGCGAAATCTGCTCCATCACCAACAGATCCGGCTGCGTGCCTTCGCTCTCGCACAGGCGGCGCGCCAGCTTCTCGATGCGCGGGTCAGGGTCCGACGGACTACCGTACCGGGGAGGATCGACCGGGTTCACCAGATCGTCGCCAAGAGCCGTCAAGCTCATGCGCGTCGGATACACGCCGGGCGCGTCGTCTTCTCCCCACGGCCGGTCCCAGTGACCTGTCATGCCCGGAGCTTTTTCGCTCATCGTTGCCGCCTCTCCACCGCTTCCAGCACGCTCTTGGCGAGCTGGACGAAGTCCGCCTGCTGCTTGAGCCGCGTCACCTCGGCGACAAGGCCAAGGACGACGCCGCGCAGATCCGACAGCTCGCGCTCCAGCACCTCCACGCGCTGCTCCAGGCCGCGCGCCTTGCGCCACGCATCACGCGCATCGGAGGCGGCGAGATCGGCGCTGGTCGGCGGTTCGAACATCTCAGTCCCAGAGCGCGATCAGCAAGGTCGCCGTGGTGCCGGTGGAGCGGATCAGCACGGCGTTGACCGGCAGGATGCTGCCGACCGGCACCGCCGTGAACACCACCGCCGTCTCGCCGGACTTCGGCAGGATGGAGATGTTGCCAGCGCCGCCGACGTAGATGGCATTGCAGCCAACCACGGTAGCGTCGGAAGGCGTCACCGCCCGCGCCATCGAATAGCCCATGGCAACATCTCCCTCAATCTGCGCGATTTAATTCACCGACGTGCAATCAGGCACCGGCCAGGGTGAGCGTGTCCGCCGACGGCAGGCCGCCGTAGTAATTGGTGCCCCACAACGGCGTCGACAGCAACACCGTCGCAGGGGTCACGAGCGGCAGGCCGCCGTACCACTTGACGGTGACGGACACCGCAGCCATCGGCGTCACCACAGGGTCGCCTGCCTTCGGTGCGGGCGCTGGCGGATCATCCTCGCGCATCATTCGCTCTCGGGCGCTCTCTCGCGTGTTCATCGGTGGCTCCTTTCAGGGGTGGGATCTCAACGCTCGGTTCACCGCTTCTTGGCGACCTTGCGCTTGACCTTGCGCTTGCGGGCAGGCTTCGGCCTGCTCTCGTCCTTCTCGTCGGCGGTGATGACGTTGGCGTCGTCGTCCTCGTCATCGCTGTCGTCGTACTCGTACTCCTCGTCGTCGGCCTCGCCCGCTGCGGCGATGCTCTCGCTGACGGTCTGGCCCTCCTCATCGAACGCCTCATCGCCCGGCCGCAAGGGGTGCTGGTGGACGCTCTTCGAGAGCAGCCACATGTGATCGCCCCTGGCGCTCTGCATGCTGCCGACGTACTGCCCCTCGTCCCCGGTCGGGATCGTCGGATTGCGCGGCGAGCAGCAGTTCGGCGTGTCGTTCCATTCGCCGCCGGGCGGGTAGAACAGCGCTTCCGGCGTGCCGTAGGGCGGCAGCGCGCCCAGCTTGGTGTTGGGCGCTCCGATCTCGGGCGGCTGGCCGAGCAACACCGGCAAGTCGATGTTGATCTCGGGCGGCGGGCCATCCAGGGCAACCGGCGCTGGCGGCGTCTCGTTGATGTCGGTCATGGATAGGCCTCCAGATCGTCAGGGAAGGCTCAGGGCTGCGCCACCACGGCGTGGTGGTGGAAGTTGCCGGACGCCTTGACGCCGACGTTGCAGCCCGCTGGCATGGTCGGGAACGGCACCGGAGCGATGGTGACGCCAGCGGCCGGTGGACCGCTCGACCCGACCCACCCGTTGGCGAGCGAGCAGCAGTCGGCGTATTGCATGCCAGCCTCGCCGCCAGGAGGCAGCAGAGCCTGCGTGCCGTAGGGCGCAAGACCGCCAGCGATCAGGCCAGGAAAGGGGCCGCCGGTCTGGGGCGCACCGACAAGCAGCGGAGCTGCCGGACCAGGGGTGGGGCCAGCCGGAATGAACGGCACCTCGTCCGCGACCCGCGCCGCGCCGCCGCTGGTGTACGGGTTGACGCCTTCCTTCGGGGCCGGGAGGCCGCCGTACATCGGCTCAGGCTCGGGGACCGGGTCGGCCGCCAGCGCCACCGAAGGCGAAGGCGGCTGCTTCTCGCCGCTGTAGCGCGCCCGGCGGTCGTTGATGTCCTGGGCAAGCTTCTCGGCCTCGCCTCGGGTGCGGAAGCCGCCACGGTCGACCATGTTGCGGTTCGACAGTATCGGCTGGCCGCCATCAAGCACGCGCCAGAGCTGGCCTTCCTGCGTCACGTCCACGGTCTTCATGGTCATCTCCTCAGTTGATGTCGTTGCGGTCCTTGCGGCCAAGCGCACGCATCGCCGCCTCGCCGTCGAAGTCGTTCAGCCCCTGCGCGTGCGAGACGAAGTCTGCCGCCGCCATCTGGTTGGCGACGTTCTGGCCCATCTGGTTGGCGACGTTGGCCTGCTGCAGCATCCCCTCCGCGACGGCGTTCATGCCCGCGTTCTGCAGCGTGTACTGCCGCCCGCCGCCGCTGCACTGCGCGTAGCGCTGCCAGGGCCAGTACATGTCGTTGTAGGGGCTGCGCGGCCAGTAGCGGTCGACGTACACCGCATGCGTCACCGGCTTGCCGTCGACCTCGGCAACGCGCGCGATGATGCGATCCCACTGCTTGGCGCTCGGTGGGCCGTCCATGCCCTCGCGGAAGCCTTCGAACCACGCCTTGAACTCTGCCGGTGTCATTGCGCTCTCCTCAGTTCTGGGACATCCGGTTGGCGGTCGCCGCCTGCACGATGCTCTTCTTCTCCAGCGCCGCCTGGATGCCCGGCAGCTCAACGATGTGGCTGAAGGGTCCATCGAGGCGCTCGCGGATCACCTCGACCCACCGACCGTCGATCTCAACCTCGACAACGGCACGCTCATTGGGCCACGTCCCATCGCGCCAGAGCTTGATGCCGGTGATGCCGCCCGTCATCGCGCATCCTCCCTCGCCAGGAACGCCTCAACGTCACGGTGCCAACCCAGATCATGCTCCGCCGCACGAGCGAGCAGCAGCCGCATCTCAAGGTCAAGGACCAGCCCCTCAGTCGGATCGCCGTACCCCGGCCAAGCGCGCCCGGTGAGCACGTCCCAGGCACCCTTGATGCGATGCCGCCAGTGCTCCCACCACGTTGCCTTCATCGCCCCTGCGCCTCCGCTTCCAGGCGCTCGATGAGCTTGCGCTGCCCGGCGAGCTGCGCCTCCGCAAAGCCGCGTAGCTGCCGGATGGCGTTCAGCTCGCTCTCGGCCTTGCTCATCGCCTCCTCAGCGGCGTTCTCGGCGCGGCGCAACGTCGCCATCACCTGCGAGAGCCCGGCAAGCACCTCGCGTGCCGCCTTCAGTGCGTCGAATGGTTGAGCCGTCACCGCATGCGCTCCACGCCCCAGCGGTCAGAGAATGGCGCATCGTAGGCCGCCCCCAGGCACTCCTGCATGATCGAGTAGCGGTCGTTGCGCTCCGACTTCCAGCGCCAGCACGCCACCACCTCACCGCGCCGCAGCAGCACCACCCGGTACTCCGCCGGGATCACTTCTTGTTCCACGGCTTGAACGCCTTCAACGCCTCGATGTCGGGCCACGTTCCGTCGAAGGTGAGCGCGCGGTCGTCGATGGTGAGGAACGCAGGCGGCTTCGTGATCGGCCACTGGATTTCAGCGAGCTTGTCGCGATCCACCGGCTCGATGCCGCTGCGCTGCCAGTGCTCGTGCATGTTCCCGGCGAGCCAGTTCTGCATCGCGCGGCGTCCGGCGTAGCCCTCCGAGCGCGTCGAGTAGATCGCCACCGTGAAGTGATCGAGCGCGTTCCAGATGAAGTCGAGCGCGCCATCGACTGGCGGATCGGCGATCACGTCCTCACCCTGCCAGCCGCTGCTGTACGAGTGCAGGACGCCGTCAAAGTCCAGGCACAGGATCGGCTTTTGCTTCGACTTGCTCATTGGTCCTCGTTCTGTGGAATGCCTCGTCCACGGCCTCGCCTACCATCTCGCGCAACGCCTCCGACAGCAGCTCGCGCCCCAGTGACGCCTCCAGCCGGGCAACGCCCTCGCCATTGACGGAGCGCCCATTGCGCTTGGCCTCGCGCCGCAGGCTATTGAGCGTGCGCCGCCGGATGCGGAGCTTGAACTGCACAAAGTCGGTCGGCTTCCTCTTCATCGCCGCGCTCACAACCAGCTCTCCACGATCTTCGGATCGTCTTCCGGTGAGCGTGACAGCTTCACCAGCCCAAGCATCTCCAGACCTTCACGCAGCGCAGCGAGATCAGGGCTCGCCAGCACGTCCTTGGTGGCGCGCGGCCCCGTGGCGTCAACCACGAACCTGCGCGCGACGAACTTGTCCGGCATGTCGCTCGGATGGTCGTACACCGTCCAGATGTCGAGGCCGCCGCTCACCGCCGTCGCCTCCGCTCGCGCTCGCACGTCGCCACGATCACCTTGTGCTCCAGGCCGCTCTCGCGCACCGTCTTCGCCATCCGCTCCAGCTTCGCGAGGCACGCGCGCCGGTCGAGCGGATCGCTCTCCATCGTCGCCGTCATGCCGTGCGATGCAAGGTACACGATCAGGACCGCACGCATCTCAACGTCAGTGCTCCGTCCGCTCGATGCCGAACACGACGCGCTTGTTCTCGCAGTCGACGCGCGCGATGCACACCACCGAGCCCGTCCCGACGCCAGCGTCAATCAGGCGGTTCGCATCCGCTCGCGACATCGTCACGAACAGCTTCCCCTCTTTGCCGCCGAGCACGACCGTCGCCTCGCTCTCCCACGGCGGCAGCACCTCGACCTCGATCTCCAGCCTCACGACGCCTCCAGGGCCCGCAGGTGCCGACCGCCGTCGACCACGAACCAGCGCGCCAGCACGATGGGCTCCGCGTCCCAGTCGTCGTCGCCGCCCCAGACCGTCATGGGCAGATCGGCAGCATGCGGCTCAAGCTTGCCCTCGATCTCCAGGGCAGTGCGCGGTCGCTCAATGTGCCTGATCGCCTCGACCGTGTTCATGTCGAGATGGTGCAGCTTGCGGTTCGGGCTGATGCCCTCATGGTGCGGATCGCCGATGCGATGCATCCCCTTGGGCGGGTCCAGCGCCAGCATGTGACCGCTCTTGGTCGTCTTGGCGAAAGTCTTGATCAGATCCCGGCTCCAGACCATGGGCTCCGTCGGCCGCGCGCCACGCCCTCCAGGGGCCGTGTTCGCCGCCTGGATCTCAGCGCCTGTCAGCTTCTCCTCCCGGACCCGCGCCATCACCCGCGCTCCTTCGCCTTGTCGTAGGCTTCCTCCAGCGTCTTCGCTTCGCCGCTGTCGAGCAGCTCCGCCATCTTGTCGCGCCGCGCGTCGAACGACGCACCCGCCTTGAGCCGCCGGTAGTAGGTCCGCCGGGATACGCCAGCCTGCTCCCACGGTGCCTTCGGCTTCGCCACCGTCTCGGCCCAGGCATCGCTGGGCGAGCCGCAGAGCGGGCAATGGCGCTTGTTCTTGCTCATCGGTCGACCTGGGCGAGCTTCACCTTGCCCTCACGCAGCGCCGCCAGCGCCGCCTCCTTGGAGCCGTAGCGGTCCTCCACCTCAAGGCACAGGTCGACAAGGTTCTCAGCATCGATCCCACCCGCCATCCCGGCCGCGAGCTTCGCCACCTCCAGCAACAGCGCCTCCTCCGGGTCAAGCTCCCGTGGAGCGTCCTTCCCGGTCACCGTCAGCCACTTGCTCATCGTCGCGCCTTCGGCTTCACGTCAGCCGCCTTGGGGTGCTTGAGGTTAGACCAAGCGCGGCGGCCAGCGGTCTTCTGGGCCGGGGCGGGGCTGGGTGAAGAAGCCGCCGCCGCCGCGCGAGGACGGCAAAGATGACGTCGTCCCACGAGCGCGACCAGCGCGCCGCAGGCGGGGCAGCGCTCGTCATCGACACTGCTGGTTCCCTTTGCCATGGCACGCACCTTGGCACAGATGCGGTGCCACGTCCAGCGCCCTGGGGAGGCCGCTGACAGCCCTGGCCGGTCCCACGGCTGCGAAGCATGGGTGTCGACCCTTGAGCCACCAGCGGCCACCGCAAGGCACCTGCCACGCTCCACCTGCGAGGGCCTTACCATGATGCTCCCCCTGCGAGGTGGAGTATCATGCTGCTCCCTCCGCGAGGGAGAGTATCATGTTGCTCCCCCTGCGAGGGAGAGCGTGTCAGTCCCGGTCGCGCCGGGCCTTGGCCTCCCGCAGCTCGATGATGCGCCGCATGCTCATGTTGGCCTCGACCCGGCCGTTGACCCACTGGTACTGCAGCTCGGTCGGCTCGGGCACGTCCGGCTTCGGCACGATGCCAGGGCTCACATGGTCGAGGAGCTGCCCGATCAGGCCCAGCGCATCCACCTGATCGTCATGCTTGGCCGCCGGGAAGCCGAGCAGCTCGCCCAGAAGATCAGCGTACCACGGCGCATGTGTCGGCACGTACAGGCCTTGCATGGCCATCTTGCCCCGGATCGACTGCGCCCGCACGGCCTTGTCGTGCTTGGTCGGGAACGCCCGCCGGAAGACGAACGCCTTGCGCTCGATCATCTGCCGGGTCAGGAACGGCCCGACGCCCGAGCGGATCTGCCCGCCCTCCTCGGCCCACTCGATGGGCTTCCAGGCCCGCACCAGATCGCAGAAGGCGCTCACCCAGGCATCCGAGCTGGCCTGCCTGCGCCATAGGTCGAGCAGCCACATACGGTTCTCAGGGTCGACGCCGACCACGACGTGAACCGTGTAGTCGCCGCCGTCGGCCGTCACCGCGTAGTCGCTGGCACCGTACACCTTCAGGGTCGACGTCGCCGGGAGCTGGCCTGGGCTGTAGGGCTTGAGCCACCCGGCCTGGAAGTAGTCGCCCTCTTCCGGCGTCGGCCGCTGCTGATAGAGCGCCGACCACAGGCGCGGATCTCGCTGCGCCTCAACGAACATCTCGGGCGTGAACCACTCCGGCCACAGAGGAGCCCCCAGGGCGCGTCCGAGCGGATCGCCCTCCTCAGCCAGGGCTGGAAGCCTCAGCACCTCCCAGGCCCCCGGTGCGTCCGCCAGGGCCCGTCCTGCAAGGTCATCCTCATGCCAGCGGGTCTGGATCAGCACGATGCTGGCGTTGGGCTTCAGGCGGGTGACCAGATCGTAGCGGTACCAGTCCCAGGTGCGATCCCGGATCAGGGCGCTGTCGGCATCCTCCCGGCTGCGCACCGGATCGTCGATCACCACCAGATCAGCGCGCCAGCCGGTGATAGCGCCACCGACACCAGCCGCGAAGTACTCGCCGCCCTGGTCAGTCTGCCACCGGCCTGCCGCGTAGCTGTCCCCCGACAGGCCGTACCCCAGCACGAGCTGGTGCTCGGTCACGAGGTTGCGGACCCGCCTGCCCCAGCGCTCTGCCAGCTCCTGCGTGTGCGAGGCCGCGATCACCGAGCCGCCCGGATGCTGCGCGAGCCACCATGCCACGAACAGGATCGAGGCGTAGGTGCTCTTGGCGCTGCCGGGCGGCATGAACACGGCCTGCCGGTGCACGTCACCCCTGGCCACCGCCTCCAGCCGCTGGATCAGCAGCCCGTGGTGCGCTGCGGGCTCGTAGCCGCACAGGCGGGCGAACCTAGTGAAGCTTCCCCTCGTCTCGATGCGCCGTGCCATCTCCTGCGCCCACGGCCTCTCGGCCTCGGATGGCGTTCCAGCGCTCCATGATCTCAGCATCGGTCATCCGCTTCGGGTCGGCGTCCCTGTTGGTGTTCTCGCGCTTCTCGATCCACAGGCCTGCGAGCTTGGCCATGGTGACCAGCGCCGTGTTGGCGACCGCGAGCTGCTTGACCTTGCGGTCCATGGCGTACTGCCGGATCTTCTCGGCATGGCCGATCAGGCCCTCGATGGTGACCTCGGTCTTGGCGGCCACCTTACCCTGCAGCTCGTCAATGCGAGCGCGGATGCCATCATTGTCCATAAGCCGGGCCGCATTGCTATGCGCTGTTGCCTCGGCGTACCCTGCTACCTTATAGGCCTTGATGGCGCTCACCCCCTTGGCGACCTCCTGGGCGAAGCGCTCGTGGCGCTGGTTCTTCAGGACAGGCATCAGGAACTCCATGTGGCGGACAGGATCGCCAGGATGCAGATGGCGAAGATCACGACGGCGACGATGATGGCGCGCCGCATGGGGCCAGGGCGCGGAGCCACCATCAGACGCTCCACACGATCCAGGCGATCAGCAGGACCGCCACCGTGATGCTGCCGATGATGATCAGGACCATCGGGTCGATGCCGTGCCCCCTGATCACATGACCCCCACGGCGAAGCCGATGACGAAGCCAAGCAGGATGCAGAGCGCCATCAGGATGCCGATCCAGACGCCCATGTCGTCGACGTAGGCCGCCCAGCGCACCCGACGCCACCAGGGCAAGCGCCGTGGCGGCCAGAAGCTCCCAGACCGTATCGGCACCTTCCGCAATGGCTGCTCGCGCATGTCGTGCTCCCCCTGGAGCGCACTGTACGCGGCACGAAAATTATTTCCAGAATTATCGTGCGTGCCCCCTTGTGATCCTGGGAGGCCCTCCCATATCTGGTTCTCTACCGGAGCGCTTCACTGCCTCCCCAACCCCTGGAGATCGCCTCATGGCTCACGCCCGCACCGCTCGCCCCCTCGCCGGTCACCCCTACCACGGCAAGACCGATGCCGAGCTGCACTTCATCGTGCAGGACGCTGGCTCCGCCTCCATCGCCATGCGCGGCCACGACGCCAAGGCCGAGGCCAAGTATCTCGATCAGGTGAACGACGCCGCCACCGTCCTTCACTACCGCCTCACCCGGTGAAAAAATCTGGCCCCTCCCCCTTGCGAAAGCGGGAGGGCCTCCCATCTTAGGATCTCTACCGGACGACCCAACCAACGGAGCACGACATGATCAAGGTTCGCTACACCAGCATCGACCGCTGCAACACCACCCGCACCTTCAAGACCATCGAAGGCGCTCGCAAGTTCGCCCAGCATTGGGTCGGCGAGACGCCCGAACTGGGTGCCCAGCGGTCCTACGCCGTGTCCTTCGACGGCATCGGCAAGGTGGTCTGCACCGGCTGCACCCTGATGGACCTGTTCCCCAAGCTGGCGACGGAGGCCGCCGCCGAGGCCCGGCTGTACGCTCGCTCCTGGGACATCAACATGATCGAGGCCGAGAGCGACCACTACTTCGACGCCCGCCAGGAGCACGACGACTACGAGGCGAACGCCGACGCCGACTACATCCGCGAGGCCTACGCTGGCATGACCGAGACGCGCGAGCAGCTCGACGCTGAGGCGAAGGATCGCTTCGAAGAGGACTGCGAGCGCACCTGCGACGACATCGAGACGCAGGGTGCCAAGTTCGGCCGGGTGTGGACCGGCAGCTACCCGACCGACGAGATCCCGTTCTGAAATAGTTGCGTGGCCCCTCTTGTGGTTCTGGGAGGGGCTCCCATCTAACACCTTGCGGCCTCGGCCGCCCAACCCGGAGAGCACGACATGGCCAAGACCACCAAGTTCCTCGCCCGCTACAACGGCGAGATCGTCGGCACCCGCACCTCGCAGAGCATGGCCTACACCCACGCCATCGTGGTGATCATCGACGCCGCCGCCGTCAACGCCGCTGCCGCGAGCTGGACGAAGGCCGACCAGAAGGACGCCGTGTGGTCCTTCAACCACAAGACCAATACCGCCAACGGCGGCAACCTCTACACCTACGAGACGGACGCCGAGCGCGCCGAGCGCGTTGCCAAGGCGAAGGCCGAGATCGAGGGCGGCCTCGATGCCTTCATCGAGCGCGCCAAGGCCTACAAGCTGGAGACACGCCGCTACAAAGGCGAGCCCAAGCCCCTGGTGCGGTCGTGGTCGCAGAGCGCCCGCAACGCCGAGAAGGCCTCGCGCAGCCTCTACCAGTACGACCGCCTGCTTGCCGTCGTAGAGGCCGAGCGCGCCTGATCCGCCTGGGGAGGCGCAAGCCTCCCCTCCCCTGCCACCAACCAAAGGAGCACGACGATGAGAGTTCAGATCCCCGCCTACACCGACAGGTGGATGATGGGCGACCAGTACGGCACCGTCCTCAAGGTCGTCCGCCTGCCGCAGAACGGCTCGCGCGAGATCGCGCACGTCAAGCTCGACAAGAGCGGCAAGACCGTTCGCGTCCTGCTCAACGACTGCCAGGAGGTCTGAGCATGGCCTCCAACGCCCGCCAGGGCGGCACCAAGGGCCGCTACCGCAAGCCCGATAGCTGGTACTACGACCAGCTCCCGCCGACCGCCCGCGAGGCCCTGGCGAACGCCATGTTCTCGTGGAGCGCCGCCTACTTCTACGGTCAGTGGAAGCGCGGCAAGCTGGGCTTCCGCAGCGGATCCGACATCGCCGTTCAGGTGGCGACCGCCGACCGCATCACGATCAAGAAGCTGACCAAGAAGACAACCAAAGGAGCACGAGCATGAGCAAGCAGACGACTGACTACCTCGCCATCATCCCCATCGGCGGAGGCTCGTCCTGGGGCCGGGCCCCCAACAAGGATGTCGCGGTCGAGCGCGCCATCCAGGCGCTGCGCGACTGGGACACGCTCTTCAATGTCTCCGACATCGAGGTCACGCTCAACGTGATCGACGTGCAGGGCTACAGCGACTGCGCCTGGGGCGGCTACCCTGGTGGCTACGTCCACGGCAAGAGCGAGACGACCGGCGAGCACGAAGCCATCAAGAGGCCCGTGGAGCACGTCAAGCGCACCACGCCCAAGTGGAAGCGCCGCAAGCGCTGAACGCACCAGGGAGGCTCCCTGGGCCTCCCTGGCCCCCTTCCAACCAAAGGAGCACGACGCATGAAGATACGAGAAGAGCTGAAGGCCGTCCGCGCAGGCAAGCGCTGGGTGATCGTCCGCATCACCAAGATCGGCCGCACCTTCGAGCTGCGCCTGCGCCTGCCGGGCAGCTACGCCAGCCGCCTGGAGGCCAAGGCCCGCGTGGCCGCCGCCGTTGTCCTTTTCTAACCAACCAAAGGAGCACGACCATGAAGAACGACGACAAGCCTTTCGATCCGATGCCAGCCGACGTGCTGGCGAAGCTTCCCACCGTCTGCGCCGCGCGCCTGCGCGGGTCGGGCGATCCCGGCCAGCCCATCTGGATCAAGAAGGGCGAGCGCGGCTACTACCCGGCGCTGCCAGACCTCGACGTCGAGGCGATCAACGCAAGCTTCGGCGTCACCCGCGCGCAGCGCCTCGCCATGGAGTGCGGATCGATGTTCGGCTGGGGCGTGCCCGGTGCAGATCCCGATCTGTGGGCCGCGAAAGAAAAGGAGGCGGCCCAGAAAAAAGATTGAGGGCACCACTTGCGGTCCTGGGAGGGGCTCCCATCTTGTGGAGGCGGCCGGACGTTCCGGTCGCCACCAACCCAGGAGCACGACATGCCCACCATCTACGTCCGCGTCCGCGAAGTCTACGGTGTCGCCAAGCTGTACCCGGCCTGCGCCACTGCCAAGCTGCTCGCCAAGCTCGCCGGGCACACCACCATCACGCACGACGATCTCAAGACCATCCAAGAGCTGGGCTACACCGTGAAGGAGGCCGCCCGCCTCGACGCCGACCACTTCACCCGCTGAACCTACGCCACCGACGGAGCACGACCGATGACCCTCTCGACCCTCGCCCGCAACGCTCTCGCCCAGGCCTACGCCACCAAGGGCCCGCACCGTGGCCGCCTCCTGGCGCGCTGCCCGCGCTCAGGCACGCCCGGCGCTGCCGCATGGCAAGGTGCCATGCTGGCGTGCAACCCGCACAAGGTCAGCATCGGCGCGCTGCTGTTCATGGTCGCCGAGCATCGCGCCATCGCCGATGAGGTGACGCGCCACTTCGAGGCGCTGCCGCACGAGTACCGCATCATGGCGCAGCGCGACCGTGAGGCGCTTGAGCGCCTGGGGGTGTGGTGAGCACACCCTGACCGAACAAGTGCGCCAGGGAGCTTCCCTGGCGATCTGACGACCCAACCAAAGGAGCACGACGATGACGACCTACCAAGAGTTCACCGAGCTGCCCGCCTTCACCCGCGCCCAGTGGGATGGCAACAAGCTGCTCAACGACGCCGACCCCTTCAAGTGGGGCGGCAACAACCCGCCGCCGCCGGTCGGCGCGAAGGTCAAGCTGTACCTGAACGACTTCCAGGGCGGCACCGTCGTCGGCTACTTCGTCGAGCACCGCTGGCTCGGTGTGCTGGTCAAGATCAGCAAGCCGCCCAAGTGGTGGGTACGCCAGACCAAGGCGCGCGGGGCCGACCCCAAGACCACCAACGGCCACTTCTTCGGCGTCGACCTTGAGCCGCGCAAGGTGTCGACATGAAAGCTCACCCCACAACCCTGGTCGACCGGCTGTACCGCGAGAGCTTCTCGAACCGCCCGGTCATGCGCTGGACGAACAACGCGGTGATGCGTGAGAAGCTGCGCGCCGCCCGGCGCTTCGTCCTCGATGACGGCATGAGCGTGATGGTCGCCGAGCTGGCGACTGCCGCCTTCATCCCGCGCCGGGAGGTGACCGTCGCCTACTTCGAAGACCCTCGCAACCGGCACCAGCGCGTCACCCGCATCGAGCAGATGCGCCATAGCGCGCGGGCTCCGTTCCCGACCACCTGGGTCGAATACAATCTGCGCGCCTCGATGACGCGGTCGAACGAGCTGCTTGGCAAAGTCTACGATCCGGCGGACAGCCCGGCCATCGAGGGCTGGCTGATCGAGCAGCACCCAGGCATCGACACCGCGTTCATCCTGACCTTGTTCAGCGGCAACGCCGCCGACGAGACGGACGATGTCGGCTTCGATACGTGGACCTTCCCGGTCAGCTACGCCTGGGTCACCGACGACACGTCTGTGCTGCCCTGGCGCGAGCCCTGGCCGCTGCCGCCCGGCAGCGCCTCGCCGAGCGAGGTCGCGACCGGCCTGCCTGGGTACGTCAGCGACCGGATCGGCATCGTGCAGTGCCCGATGATCGAACCGCAGACGAGGAGCCCGGCGATGGTCGGCCTCTTGCGCGAATGGGCTGGCGTCATGCGCCGCGTCCTGGCGCTGATGGCAACCATCGCCGATCTGCCCATCGCGATGCGCGAGGTGAAGGCCGCCAAGGGGTTCATCGGCAAGGGATCGTACCGGCGCTACCTCGACCACCAGACCATCACGCTGACGGTCCCGGCGAGCCAGTACAACAAGGTCGCCCGCAACGCCATCGCCGCCGCCAGGAAGCGAGCGCACGGCGTCCGGGGCCACTGGCGCATACACTGGATGCACCGGCCCGATCCGCTCTGCGACCACGTCTGGGACGCCGCCGACGCCAAGCACCTGACGTGCAAGGCCTGCCACGGCGTCAAGACCTTCATCCCGGCGCACCAGCGCGGCGATGCTGCGCTCGGGCTCGTGACCCACGACTACAGAATAATTCCTGGCGACCCCTTGTAGATCTGGGAGGGCCTCCCATCTGTGTGGAGCGGGCGGCGGTGCTGCCCGCTCCGAACAGGAGCACGACGATGAGCAACCCCTTCGACATCTTCCCCGACGACGATCTCGACGCCGTCGCGCCGAGCACCACCCGCGAGACGCTGACCAACCAGCGCGCCGCCCAGGGCTTCATCGCCCCGGCCGCGCCCTCCTACGAAGAGCGTTGCGTCAAGTGCCGTGGCACCGGCCGCTTCACCAGCCGCTCGGGCCGCGTTCTCGGCGAGTGCTTCGCCTGCAAGGGTGCTGGCTTCAACACCTTCAAGACCGATGCCGCCACCCGCGCCAAGGGTCGCGAGCGCGCTGCCGTGAAGGCCGAGCAGAAGGCCGTCGACAAGCAGGCCGCCATCGAGGCCTTCCGCGTCGAACAACCCGCCGTGTGGGCGTGGCTGCAGGAGAACGACCGCTCGGATCGCCCCTTCGAGTTCGCCACCGAGATGCTGGCGAAGCTCCTCCAATACGGCGAGCTGAGCGTGAACCAGCTCAACGGTTGCCTGAAGTGCGTTGCCGCCCGCGAGGCCAAGCGCGCTGAGTGGCAGGCCAAGCGCGCCGCCGAGCAGGCCACTGCGCCCAAGCTCGACAAGCTGACCGCCGCGTTCGACCGCGCCATCGCCAACAAGGCCAAGGCCCGGCTCTACTTCGGGTCGGTCACCGTCAGCCCGGCGAAGGCGAATAGCGCCAACCCTGGCGCGCTCTACGTCAAGGACGGCGAGACGTACCTGGGCAAGATCGTGGACGGTCGGTTCCTGGCCAGCCGCGATTGCACCGACGCGGTGAAGGCCACCGTGCTGGAGCTGCTCGCCGACCCGGCGAAGGCCGCCATCAAGTACGGCAAGGAGCTAATCCGCTGCTGCTGCTGCGGTGCCGAGCTGGACAACAAGCTGTCCCGCGAGCTGGGCATCGGCCCGATCTGCCGCGAGAAATGGGGGTTCTGATGAGCGCCTGGGTGACGATGATCGGGAGCTGCTTCGGCTGCTCCCGACCCTTCAGCTTCAACCCGATGCGGGTGCCGAGCATCCGCGTCGACGGCGACCGCAAGCCGGTCTGCCAGAGCTGCATCAATCGCGCCAACGCGCTGCGGAAAGCCCAAGGCCTGCCGCAGCATGAAGTCCACCCCGACGCCTACGAACCCGCTCGGGAGTGGGACGTATTTTGATCGGAACCCCTCTTGCGCTCTAGGGAGGGGCTCCCATATGAGGATCTCGTTGCGGCGGAAGAGACTGGCCCAAGAGGAGCGCGGCAGAGCAAATATCGGGCATAGCCCGACGCTGGGAATAAGCGAGCCCGTAGGATGGCAGGGGACGCAAGCCCCGAACGACCATTGTTGCAGCAACGACCTTGCGACACGACCAACAACAGGAGCACGACCAGATGAACACCCTTACCCTCACCGAGATCGAAAAGCAGACGCTGGCAGGTGCGCTGCACGTCGCCTGCGAGGTCTACCGCAAGCACATCAGCGAGCTGCCGTCGCTCACCATCGACAGCGTCTCCCGCCGCAACATCAAGGACATCTTCAGCAGGCAGCTCAGCGACTGCCAGCGCCTGCTGGTCCTGATCGAGGGCTGAGCCCTCCGACTACCAACCGCCCCTGAAAGGAGCACGACACCATGACCGTTCAACCGCTCAACATCACGCTGCCGACCGTTCACCTGAACGGCTCCAGCAAGCAGTCCCTGCTCGACGGCTACTTCGACGCCGCCGAGGCTCTCCGCAAGGCGCTCGTCGCCGTCCAGGCCACCGCACCGCATGGCCGCGACTACTACGTCCAGCGCACGCACGACGGCGAGCACGTCACGCACCGCGCCATCGCCGAGCACGTCGACCGGCTCAAGCGCCTGGAGAGCGTGCTGCGCGAGCTGAACGCCCTGGCGCTGCACGTCTGCGATCAGGAGGCTCGCTGATGACCGTCGATCTCCACGTCGTGAACAGCGGCTCGCTCGTGGGCCTCACGCCCTGCACCCAGACCGCCAAGGACTGGGTGCGGGACAACGTCACCGCCGAACCCTGGCAATGGCTGGGCATCACGCTCTACGTCGAGCCTCGCTTCGCCGAGCACCTCATCGAGGCGCTGCAGGCCGACGGCCTCACCGTCGCCTGAAAAAAAGTTCGGAGGGCCCCTTGCGATAGCGGGAGGCCCTCCCATCTACAGGAGGCGGGCACGACCCGCCCAACCCGGAGCACGACATGAACATCTCGAAGGGTGACGCCCAGTCCCTCGCCATCACCTACCACGCCTACCTCGTGGCGGTTCACGCCCAGGACGACAGCGGCATCATCTGCTGGGGCGAGATGCTGGTCGCCGACATCAAGAAGACTGGCGTCCCCATCATGGAGGTGGCGCTGATCGAGAACATGATCGGCCACGCCAAGCGCGATCTCGCCAAGCTGGCCGCGTGAACGACCAACCAACAGGAGCACGACAGATGACCACGATCCCGACCTACAAGATCTCGCTCTCGGAGGTGCTCGCCGCCTCCACCGCCAAGTCGCGCAAGCGCATCCTGGCCGCCATCGACGCCAAGCTGATCGGCGTCGACCTCGTCGTGACGCCGGTCACCACCGTGACCATCGACCCGGCCGACGGCTCCTACGAGGCGTTCGTCACCGCCTACGACGCCGCCGTGGCGAAGCTCTCCAAGCAGGGGGGCTGAACCATGGCGGATCTCGGCAAGACCCAAAAGTCGGTGCTGCGCTGCCTGCGCGAGCACGGCTCCTGGCACGTCGGCTGCGGCTGGTTGTGGGACACTTATTCCGGCACCGCCCGCGTCATGGACAGCTTGGTCAAGCGCGGCCTCGCCACCGTCGAGCACGGCGGGACATATCACCGCGCCATCTACTACCCGGTCAAGGAGGTGAAGTGATGGAGATCATGGCAGAGGCCCACCGCCGGGCGCGCTACGAGCGCAACCTCCAGATCTGCATCGCCCACGGCATCTTCTCGCCGCTGGGCGTCACCATGAGCAACGTCGCCGAATGGCGCGAGCGCATGGTCCGAGCCCTCGGCGTCCCGGCATCGGGCGTCGACAGCTACGCCGCCATCCTGGCGAACGAGCTGCGCTACATCCACCACCGCAACCGACGACAAAGGAGAGCAGCATGACCAAGCGAGTAGCGACCAAGAAGAAGATGGGCAACCCTAATCTGCGGCTCTCTCCCAATGAGGTCAAGCAGCCGGACGAGGCCCAGAAGAAGGCGCGCGAGGCGCGTCAGAAGCGCTTCAGGTCCGCCTTCGACAACTCGATGTCGCCAGAAATGCTGGGCGTCAAGGTCGACACGCTGCGGCACTGGAAAGGCGGCCGGTGGGTGCCGCCAGAGGCGGCAATGATCCTGATGACGTTCTACCGGACGATGGGCCCAGAGGCCTACACTGCCGTGTGGCGGATGCACCAGAGAGCTGTCAACCGAAAGGCCGCCTGAAAAAGCACCGGGCCCCGTCGCGTGGGGCCCGGTCAGTCGGCGCGAGGTCCTGCTCGCGGTCGGCAGTCAACACTCAGATCTCATCGCCGTCAAGGCGTATGCCCAGGATTGGCCGCAGGAGGCCGCTGGGCAGGCATGCGCGCCGCCCGGTGTGTTGGGCCCCCTCCCTCGCTCCACGTCACCCACGGCCTCTGTGGGGCTCCTGGCGGCAGCGGCTCGTGATCGGTCAAGTCAGTCTTCAGCTCGTGCGCGAGCTGCACCAGGGCCGTGTGCCAGACCACGTACTCCCAGCGCGCCTCGCCGATGGCTTCCGGCCTGGGGTCCAGCTCCACCGGGCAGTACGCTCCGTCCACCAGCCTGCCGCCAGGATCACGCGCGCGGATCGATCCGCCGGGGCCGAGCACCTTGGCCTTCCCGTTATCTGCCTGGACCCGCACGAGCTTGACCGGGCCGGTGTCCCAGGTCGGGCTATTCCCCAGGCGCGCGTGCATCTCCACCAGGGCTCTCGGCGACGTCCGGTAGGCAACCTGCTCTGCCCGGTACAGCTCGACCGTCGCGCGCCGCCGGGTGATCATCCTGGCGACCGTGAGCACCGTCGTGTCGTCGCCGTCGATGTAGTGCGCCAAGTCCGGCATCAGGTGGTGCCGGACCCAGCTCCAGTTGACCGCCACGACCGGGTCCATCTCCCGCACCCGCCACTCGATGCGGAGCGCGTCCGGGTGCGGGGGACCAAGAACTGCCGGAAGCTTCGGGTGCAGCGGTGCTTCATCGACGCTGGTCCCCAGGTAGATCATCCGCTCCCACCCGGTGAGCGCCGAGACGGTCTGCTTGGGCAGCTCGTCGCGGTAGGCCCAGGTCAGCAGCTTCTCGATGGGTATCCGTCTCCTCATTTGACTACCCACGAAAGGAGAGCGCCAAGCGCGTTCGGTGGCACGCCCCATGCAATGGCGACCGCCAGGGCATGCATCGGATCTTGATAGCGCCACGGCAGCGGCGGCTGCGGGCGCGGCCAATCGCGCCCCAGGTGCCCGAAATACCCCGGCAATTCGGGAATTGAGGGGGTGTACATCACGCCCATCAGTCACCCTTGAGCTTGCGGTTGGCGTTACCAGCCACCTCCAGCATGGTGACGACCCGGTCGATCACCCGGTCGAGGCAGGCCATGTCCTCAGTGTGCCCCTCCGCCTCCTCCCGCTCCTGCTGCAGGAAGGCGAGCACCCGCTCGTAGGCCGCGACGTCGCCGGGATGCGTGAGCTGATGCCAGGAGCGGATCGGCCGCACGACGACGTAGCCACCGACCTCCATGCCGATGGCCCCCTCGCGCGTGACGAACACCCGCGCCGGGCTCATGCCGGTCGGCGGGATCGGCTCCACGAACAGCTCCCTGTCGGTGTTCAGCCTCGGCTCGTTGTCGTCAGTCACGCACCCCTCCATTTTTCTGCATGGGGTCCGTTACTCCCCCAGGCACGGCTCTCGCTGCGGCGCTTCTCCCTGATCCAGGCCTTCTTGCTCTCCTCGATGTAGTCCAGGGTCGCGTCCGACACGAACGCCGCCGGGGCTACTTCGCGCGCTGGCCAGACGCCCAGCCGTTCGCGGTATTTGTTGGACGCCCAGCCGCTCTTGTAGCTGCGCTGCGCGCCGTAGCAGCGCAACTCCGCCAGGAACTGCAGCTTCTCGGCCATGTCGTCGGGATTGGGCCACCCGTCGCTGCGCCGCACCTTGGGCTTCGGCTTCAATTCGCGCAGCTCGCCTTCGAGCACCTCTTGCTTGCTGACGGCCTTCGCCGTGAACCCGCAGTTCGGGCACGTCGCGACCTTGGGCGGGCGCAGGAACGTGCATTGCGGGCACTCTTTCGGGAGCGTGATCCTGTCGGTGCGGTTGGCGCTCTTCTCGGCCCCGCAGTCGAGCCCGGTGTAGCTCTGGTCGATCTCGGTCACGAACCCCAGGCGGGTGTGGTTGTCACTGTGGTCGAGGATCAGGCAGTGGTCCTTGCCGGGCGCGGTCCTCAAGCCCCTGCCGATGATCTGTACGAACAGCATGTCCGACTTGGTCGGGCGGCACATGCTGATGCACCGCACGTCCCAGTCTATACCTGTGGTCAAAGTGCCCACGTTCACCACCACCGGGTAGGCACCTGACGCGAACTTCTCCCTGATCGACCGGCGGCCCTCGACCTCGATGCCTTCCTTGGTGATCTTCGTCTCGTCGCCGGTAAAGGCGTCCTGATAGCCGGTCGGGATGCCCGCTTCGAGGAACCGGCGCTGCAGCAGCTTGGCGTGCGCGCGGTCGACGGCGTAGCAGAGCGTCGGCCTCCCCTCCGCCTTCTCCAGCCACGTCTGCACCGCGTCGGCGACCAGGGCACCGCCCTGCATCACCTTGCTGGTGTCGCCCTCGTGGTAGTCGCCAGCGACCGTTCGAACGCCGGTCATGTCAGGGTGCGACGGCGCGAACACCTTGAACGGCGACAGCCGCCCCTGCTCGATCAGATCCTCAGTCGTGGTGGCGACGATCAGGCACGGCTCGCGCTCAGCCGCCGGAACCTTCCACGGCCCCTGGAACAGCTTCCCCAGGCCCTTCGTCCATGGCGTGGCGCTGAGCCCGATCACCGGGCACTGCCAGCCGTCGACCTCGCTGAACCACTGCGTGTAGATCTGGAAGAGCCGATGCACCTCGTCCACCAGCACGAGATCCGCTGGCCACATTTTTCGCTTCATCAGCGTCTGCACCGACGCGATCTGCACCGGCATGTCCCAGTGCGATAGCTCGTGCGTGGCCTGGATGACGCCGACCTCGGTAATGCCCTGGCTCCTGAACATCTCGACCGTCTGGTCGATCAGGCCGAGCGCCGGAACGGTGAATAGCACCCGCTTATTGCGGGACAGCGCTCCCCTCACAATGGCGCTCGCCAGGACCGTCTTGCCGAACCCGGTCGGGGCTTGCATGCACACCCGGCGGTGACCCGCCGCTATCTTCTGTCGGAGAGCCTGCAAGGCCTCCATCTGGTCGTCGCGCAGCTCTTTCAGCGTCGTGCTCGGTGTTACGTCCAGCATCGTCGTGCTCCTCTGGGGTTGTCGTGCTCAGTGCGTCCGGCAGAATGACGCCGAACGTCGTCTCGAAGCTTGCGTACTCCTCTACGTCCAACAGGTGCAAGACACCTGCGCCGGACATCAGCCCTGCGGCCATGTCGTTGTTGATGATGCCCAACTTCAGGGCACCGCCGACCGCTGCCAGATCGCTTTGCATCTCCTCCAGACGGACCCACAGGCACCGCATCGTGTGCAGCAGGTAGGCCTGCCGGGGGTTCATGGCGTCGTCGATGTCGTGGTCATGCATTGGTCATTCCCACGGCGGCTTCGACAGGTCGCTCAGCACCTCCAGGGCGATGTCCGGCGGATTGGGCTCCAGCGGCTTCGTCTGCCTGATCCCCATCCGCTCCCGGTCGTAGGGCGTGAGCTGGTACCGCGCACCCTTCGCCTTGCGGCGCTCCTCCCTCCTGGCCCTGGCCTCCAGCTCGTCGCGCGGCCTGGAGGCCACCATCCTGCCGTTGTCGAGCACCTTGCCGGGCTCGTATTTTTCCTCCGTCGCCCAGTACTTCCGGGTCCGTCTCCAGTCCATCCCAGCCATGCAAATCTCCCGATTTTGGACATACCTCCACTTTGTACCTCCAGAGATGGAGGCACGTTCCTCAAGGGGCGTCGAGGCGCGGAAGTGGACACCGCGCACGGCTTGGAGCCGTCGTCCCACTCGACGAAAGGGCTGCGCGCACGCCTGGGGCTGGACTGCGATGTGGGCCGGGACCACCGAGCGGACACCACGCAGCAACGGTTCTTGGCCAGCCATGGCCATGCTCAGCTCAGGCGGCGCTGCCTACAGTGGGATGGTGGGACCTCCGAGCACCATCCCCGCAGCAACAAGTCGCGGGCCGTCTGAACGACCTATGGCGGGATGACCTTGGGAGGGGGATTGATGCGCGGACGCCCATAGACTATATGGGGCACACGCTCTCCTCGTGGGGACACCGAGCCACAGGATTGAGCGAGTACCGGGAATGGTTGGTCGTGCTCCCATCCCGGTGCGACCCTTTCGGGCCGCTCCTCAATCTGGGGGGCGGCCCGCTTCATGTCAAGCTCAGCGCGGCCTCGCCGGGATCTTGTAGATCGCCTTGTGGTGCGCGCAGTACGGCTCCTCGCCGATCCGGTCGAGCGCGCAGGTGCGCCAGATATGCGGATCAGTGCCCTTCTCGTAGACCACCAGCGCCCGGCAATGTCTGTGATCGCGGTCGACCCACGGGATCGTCTCGCCGTGCTTCCGCACCGGCCTGGGGATAACTATGGGGATAACCGGCGACGGCTTCTTCCACCGACGGTGCTGCACCAGTCCGCTCCTGGCCCCCTGGCTGGAACCGCCCAGGCCCTGCAGGCCCATGCGGCGGACGTGGCCCATGATGGCCGACCGCGTGCTCTTGATCGCCTTAGCTATCTCGCCGGACGGCCTCTTGTCGAGCCACATCCGGCGGATCGTAGCCTTGTCTTCGTCACTCGTGGGGTGGGACATTGGCCTTCAGCTTCTTTGGTCGGTACGGCAGCGGCGGGAATGCCGACTGGTCGTAGTGCTTGCAGCTCGCGGTGTAGTGCGGGATGCGGAAGTCAGGAGCGCTCTCCGTCATCAGCGCCACGCGCATCAGGCGGATGTACAAGTCGCAGCGCGCTGGCGTCAGCTCGTGCGGCTTGGCTCTGGAGTACGTCTCGCCGAGCCAGTAGACGCATTGCCTGCACGTCGTCCCCTTCGGGCCGGTGCCTGACCAGTGCGCCATGCCGTCGGGTGTGATGCGCTCGCGCTGGCCTTGCGCCGGGTCAGGCTGCGTCAGGTGGTTCCTCATTCGCGGCTCGCTGCTCATCGAATTTCCTCACTCTCACCTTCACCGACTTCGGCATGCGCCAGCCGTGCGGCTCGCGGCGCAGATCGCGGCGCGTGCGAATGTACCCGTAATTAACCCTGATCCAGGCGAGGCACTGGCGCTTGGTCTTGAACAGCAGCGGCATGCCGCCATCGAATACGAGATGCGTGCGATGACCGTCGAGCGCGTTGGTGCTTTCAAATTGGATCGCCCAGAGCCACTTGCTCATTTGATGATCGGCTCTCGCTGTAGTTCGTGAACGACGAACACCTTCCATCCCTTCTGCTTGCAGTAGTCGCGCACGCGGTCGCGCGACCACTTCTGCTTCGCCATGTACTTCACGATATCCGCAGCCTCGACCACGACATTGTCTCGCAGCACGATGCCGCAGTAGAAGTGCGGCGCGTCGATCACGGCCAGGATCTCGATCACACCGGCAGCACCAGCACGGTGCATCCGAGCGCAGCCTTGCCCCAGCCGACGTGGACGTTGTCGGAGAGCTTGTCATTGTCGACCAGCTCGACGCGCTGGAGCCAGTCGAGCACTGCCTTGTTGTAGTTATCGGCGTCACCCCTGCGCTGGTCTTCGTCGAGCGTGATCCAGACCTCGAAGTGTCCGCGCACCGGCTTCGGCATCTTGCCGAGCATGACCTTGTCGGCCTGCAGCTTCCATCGGGCGTAGAGCGGCGTCAGGTACATGTAGCTCTTGCCGTTGCGCGTCCGGCCCATGCGCCAGATGGCGTTGACCGACGGCGGGAACGGCAGCTCGATCACGAAGCCGTTGAGCGGTGCCGTCAATCCGGCTTGTGCGTCCCGCAGTACCATGTGCCCTCCCTCCCCTTCAGCAGCGCCACGCCCCTGCCGTGCATGGCGTATGCACCGCAGACGATGCAGGTGTGAACCATCGCATGCGGCGGCGTGTTCTGTTCCCTGATGCGCTGCTCCAGCTCGTAGAGCGGGCGATAGGGCGGCGATGCGTACCAGCGCTTGGAGTGCTCGTCCCACTGCCCCGTCTCCTTGACCTCGGCCGCGAACCGCCACCCGATCAGCCACACACCCTCCGCGCCCTGCACGGTGTGAACGAGCACATACGGCCGGTCGTCGTGGTCTTTCGGGCGGGCGTAGAGGTTGCGGTTGCGGGCGTAGACTGATCGCGTCCTGACCTCGATGTCGCGCCCGACATCCGGCTCATCGATCTTGCCGACGCTCTGGTGCCACTTCTCGCCGAAATGCTTGGCGACGGCGGCCTCGCCGACGGCACCGATCCGGTCGTACATCGGATCGGGATCGAGGCCGCCCTGGTTCTGGTAGCCCTGCTGCCGGGCGTAGGCGAAGCGCCGCGCGCCGACATCCTTGGCCTTCTCCAACCACCTCGGAGAGAGCGTCACGAAGGCGCTCATTGCGCCTCCGCCATCCAATCACGCAGGGTCACCCTGTTGCCGGTGACACGCTGGATAATCAGGATGCGGTCGGGGCGGGGGATGCGCTCACCGTACTTGTATTTCTTGATCGCCGCAGGCGTGCAGTCGTCTCCGACCAGGGCGGACATCGCGGCATCATCCAGGCCGTTGACTTCCATGTACCGCTTGAGCTTCATCACGCCACCTTCTCCTTTTCGGGGAAGGCTGTCAATCAGCCTATTGACTTTCTCCCCTCTCGGGCGAACATAGGGCGGTGCAGGGTAAAGCACCAGAGGGAGATCGCAATGACAGTCGTACAGGTAGCACCGGCCCGCCAAAAAGCGCAGCAGTCGGCTGACCTCGCCGAATACGCAAAGATCAGGGCCAAGGTGACGGCCAGGGAGCCGCACGGCCCCAGCACCATCATGACCTTCACCTCAGGCCTCGCCCGCCTGATCCTCAACGGGGACCCTGACGTTAAGGGCGATTACGGCCTCAACAGCATGAACCGCCCCAAGAAGTCGGCGAAGATCACCGAATTTATGGAGTACATGCTGAAGGGGGATTGGAAGCTGACCGGCGACACCGTCAAATTCTCGGACAAGTACCTGCGCGACGGCCAGAACCGCCTGGAGGCCTGTGCTCGGTCTGGTGTTCCGCTCACAACCCATGTCGTGTTCGGCCTCGACGACCACATCTTTCCTTTCCTCGACAACGGCAAGACGCGCTCTGTCTCTGACGCCTTCGCCATCGCTGGCGTGCAAAATTCAGGGACAGTTGCTGGTGCGGTGCGCTGGCTGGAGAAGTTCAAGAACGACGGCCTGAAGGATCGAAGCGGTCTTACACAAGACAGCGGGATCAAGGCGCTTGAGGGCTACGATCCAAATCGGCTGAAGGAAGCAGTGGCGGCGGCGCGAGCAGTCTACGCCGCCGATAGCACGCCGCGAACGGTGTCGACTGCGCTGTACTA